GGTCGGCGAAGTGCTGGCGATTCAAAAGATGGAGATCCGCGCATCAACAATGATCTGCGAAGCGTTGGTCAAAGAGCCGATGTTTATGGCGGCCGAACTGATCTGCGAGGCAATCGGGCAGGCGGCCACTGAACGTCCTCCGCTGTACGCGGACTCGGTCTACCAGTACGTTACGCAGCACGACGTCGTGCCGCCTTTGTCGGAAGTCATTTCGCCGGAAAGCCTGTACACGTTGTGGAATTACGCCATCGTGCAGCAGCCGATCGATGACCCGATTTCCTACAACATTGTGAAGCAGGCGGTGACGCTGTCCGTGCTGGCGTCGCCAATCGTGACCATTTCGTACGACATGGTGAAATCAGCGTGGTCGTTTGCCGTGGTGGCCGCGACGCTCGGCGACTTCCCGCTGCCGGATGAAATGTGGTCGAAGGTTCAGACGAAGCAGGTCTGGAATCTGGTATTGCAGTCCATCGACATCCCGTACGTCCCGACGTCCGGCGTGTTCGCCATCCAGAACACGACGCTGGTGGTTCAGGCCCATCCGCTACCGATGTACACGACGCCCGCGTCCGTGAAGGCGAACGTGGTTCTGGCCGCGCAGAAGCGCCCGGTTGAACGTCTTCCGCGCTCGCTTACCCGCGTTGCTCAGGAATTGACGCAGGCCGTTACCGCGTTACCGATCCCGATGCCACGGTCAGACGTGTTTGCCGCGCAGGCGCTGTCACAGGCTGTCATCCCGGCGGACTTCGTTGACCCGACTGTCGGCGTCGAGCACGCGGCCGCAGTGACGTCGTACGCTGTTTGCGAGTATCAGGTGTCGCTTCCTATCAGTTACACTCGTGCGAAGTCCCTGACGCCGCTGGTGCTGCAATTTAGCGATAACCAACGGGCCATCCCGCTGTCCACGATGCGCACCAAGCACGTCTCGACGCAGTTCGTGGTCAAGTCCGACTTGTTCCCGGTGCTGTCGTTCAGCCGGGTGAAACAGGTGCGCACGTACGCAGTGCAGGAGACGGCCTACACGCCGCCGATTAACCTGCTGGTGTGGTCACGCGCTGACGCTGTTCGTACGTCGGTGGTGCAGCCGGCCACGGACTACCCTGACCCGGGCATCCCTACAACGTCGGCTATCGTCGGCGCGGCCACGGCGTATCACGTCATGAAAGCGCTGGACTACGAAGACCCGAACGACATGTGGGAAGCGAGCAAGGTTCAGATGGTGCCGCAGTTCTTAGAGAAGGTGCTGAAAGCCCAACCGCTGCGGCTCCCGATCTCGTACGCACCGTTGGCGCAATTCGTTGAACTGGTCACGCGGTATCAGTACATGCCGCCGCCGGGCGAAGTGGCCGAGTCCGGTATCCACGTTCGTCAGGTGATGCAGCCAGTGGCGTTCCGTGCGACCTACCCTGACCCGACTGTCCCGGCGTCCTTCCTGACGGTCAATCAGGTTCTGGAGCACATCGCGATCCCGGCCGACTACCCGGATGTCCATCTGCCGACGTCGGACGCGATTGTAAATCAGGTATTAGAACACGTTGCGCAGATTGACGATTTCCCTGATCCCGGTACCATGTTCCGGCCGCTTATTGTCAGCCAGATCATCCAGCAGGCGGCACAGGACGCGTCTTACCCGGATTGGAGCACACTGCATAAACCCATCGCGGTGCAGCAGGTGATTCAGCATGTATCAATGACAGCGGAGTACCCTGACAAGGACATCCCGCAATCATTTGCAGAAGTGTCTCAAGTTTTACAACACTATGCCGATATAGCTAATTACCCAGACAAAGATGCTCCCCAATCCACGCTACGAGTCCGTCAGGTACTTGAGCAGGTAATGATGCGCGACAAGTCGATGTACGAAATGCCGCAGCCACCACGGAAACATCGGGTGCAAATCACTTGCCGCTTTGTGTACTGATTAATGACGGGTTAATATTCTTAGCGGGCTTGTCCCGCTAATTTTTTATGTGAGGAAGCACCCAATGAGCGAAATGGAACGGGAACGGCCGGGGGATAACTCCGGCGGCATCAAGTTAGACCTGTCTGTCAATCTCCCCACGATTCTGACGATGGCTTCGATGCTGGTGGCGGCGGTACTGTACGTCAACAACCGCTTCGCCGACCTGTCAAATCAGAACACGCAGACGGACACCCGGCTGACCAACGTCGAGAAACGTCAGGACTCCACTGACGCGGCGTTCACGGTTCTCCGGGCCGAAACCGTCTCGCAAAACTCCGCCCTTCGTTCAGACCTTCGCGCCGACATGCGCGACCTGAAACAAAGCGTGGATGCCCTATCTTCCCAAATGATGAGGAAATAACCGATGGCTAAACAGAAGCCGCGTGGGATTCGCAATAACAACCCCGGCAACATCGAATGGGGGTCGCCGTGGCAAGGGCTGATCCCGCGCAGTGAAGCGACGGACAGCCGCTTCGCACAGTTCAAAGACCCGGCATCTGGCATCCGCGCCATTGCCGTCACCCTGACCACCTACTACGACAAGCGCAAAGCGAACGACGGCAGCAAAATCGACTCGGTGCGCGAAGTGATCGAGCGGTGGGCACCTGCCGTCGAGAACAACGTGTCTGCCTATGCGAAACAGGTGGCCGCCGTTCTGGACGTTAACCCGAACAGCGAAACCCTGAACCTCCACGACTACGACACCATGCGCGGTCTGGTGGAAGGCATCATCCGCCACGAAAACGGGAATCCGGAATCGTTCGGCCTGACGCCGTACAACAACGAGAATACGTGGTACTCGGACGAAGTGATCGAGGAAGGTCTGCGCCGGGCGGGCATCGTTAAGGCGGCCAAGCCTGTTAACCGCACCACTGTAGCCGCGACAAGCGTGGCCGGACTCGGTGCGGCGCAACTGGTAGACATGGTTCAGCCCGTCAAGGCTGCGATGGACAGCGCCCACGGCGATATTTCTTCCGGTGATTGGGTACGCATCGCATTCGGCGCGGCCACAATCGCGATTGGCCTGTACATGGGATGGGTCGCGTACCGGAAGCATCGGGCCGGGGCGGCTGCATGACAGGGCTATTCGCCCGGATCAAGACGGGCGTCCTTGCGGCGCTCGTTTTCGTTGTAGCCATCTTCAGCGTCTGGCGGGCAGGACGCGCGAAGGGCAAACAGGATCAGATTAATAACCAGAACTACGACACGTTGCGGGAACAGGCAAACGCGGATAAACAAGTGGCCGAGGTGCATAATGAAATCAATAAACTCCCTGATGGTGGCGCTAACGATCTGCTTCGCCGTAAGTGGATGCGTCGAAAGGATTAACCCTGCGCCGTCTTTCTGTTCTGTCGCGCGCGCCATCTACATCGGCGAGGAAGACGTGCTGACAGATGAAACCGCACGGCAGATCGCCACCCACGATGAAATCGGCGAACGGCTATGCGGCTGGAAATAGTTAAATGGTCGGGTGGGTAATAATCACCGTACGTTCGCCCTCGATTGTCTGGTGGGTCTGTAGCGAGGACACCAGATGATCGAGGCTATTGAAGACCGGGATGTTCAGCCGCTTCGCCTCTTCCACCTCCGCGCGGGTACCTGAACTGCGCATCGCATCTTCACCAATCAGCAGAACAGCGTCACAGCGGCGCATCAATTCCATCGTGCATTCCAGCCAGTATTCGTCCGGTATCTCACCTTCGGTCTTGTGCTCGAAGTTGGCCGTGTTCAGGTGCGGCGTGACCGGGAACATCTTATGGACGTAGAGTTGATCGACAACCGACACGGCCGTCTCTTCGGCTTTCAGGATGTTGACCGTCGTCGGAACGGTGCAGCCCGAACCGATGATGTACGGGCGGTACGGCCCGGCCAGATAGATCATGACGGGCTTGGCCGCCGGGTTACACATATTCACATTCATACTTCATCGTCCTCGAATTCTTCGTCAAAAAGGTCGGACTGGAACGGCTCACAAGATGATGTGCAGCCATCCCCATCGTCCGGGTTAGTGCGGGTCAGGTACAGCAGGCGCTGGCGGTCTTCCAGTCCGGCGTCGGCCATAAGCTGATCCGTGTCTCGTTTGCCACGGAACCATGTATGGCCGTCTTCCGCTTTAACGTGGCCGTACTGGATTTCCATGTCGCGGTTCCACGTAAACCATTCAGGGTGTTCGTGGGCTATCAGGTACAGCTTTGCATTGCTCTTTTTAAAGCAGGTCAGGCAGTTCCCGTAATGCGGCGGGATGTTGAGTTTGAACGGCATGGCGTCCCAATAGTCGTTCACGTCCTGCTTATCGAAACTTCCCCAATGGCAAAGGGGATACACCAGATTAAATTTCTTGGCCGACGCCTTATCCGGGTTAGCCCGCTCCGGCTCGTCAGATCGCATTCCAATGGCCGTCTTCGCACTCCACCCACGGCGCGCCAGTCCGTTGCTGCGCATCCAGTGGCGGATCGTCTGCGTTTTCAGATAGTCGCTGCACTTCTGGCGCGATATGTTCGGGATGCCCTCGACGCTGATCAGGCTTTCAAACGGTTCGCCCTTGCGCGCGGCCGTCTCGAAACTGACAACCCGGTGGCGCATCCCGACGCCGTGTTCCGGACTGGCGTAGCCTTCCAGCCAAACCAGATTCAGGCCGAAGTGTTTATCCACCTTGTCGGCGAAGATCAGTGTTTCTTCGTGCTCCCGGCCAGTATTGGCGAACACGAAACGCAGGTCATATTTGTGGCCGTAGTTCTCGATCAGGTATGCACAAAGAAAGCCGGACGACTGGCCGCCGGAAAAGCTGACGACAAGCGGCTCTTTGTTAGTTGGCATCGGTTAAATCCTCGCATAATGGTACAAAGTCCTTCGGGCCATCGCCTGATCCCGGGAAGCGCCGGAAGACCATTTCGTCTTCGATGGTCAGTTTATCCTTGCTGTTCCCGCGACGGTAGAAGTCCGCCATTCCGCTGCCGTACGTGCGGTCAATCCCGGCACCATACGGGTCTTGCGGGCATAATTCCAGCGCCAGCACTTCGCGCCAGTCTGGCCGATCGATACGGCTGACTATGCGATGGTTGTTCGACACCCGGCAGTATCCCGAGGCAATCAGCGTTTCCACCAGCCGGGCCTGTTCCTTGCCTCGCATCGTTTTCGCGCGCTTGACGTCCTCTTTCCTTGCCCGGGCGAAATAATCCCGCGAGAAGCGGCTACCGACGTTCTCCGCGAAGATGCGCAGGTCTTTGATGACCATGCCCCATTTCCTGCGGCTACCCTCTTCCACGTAGCGGATGGCCCCGGCGTAGCGCAGCAGCATTGCATCGGTCAGGCGGGCATTCTTCGGGTCTTTGGCTTTCCACCAGCCGTACACTTCCACCATGCGGGCCATCGCCTTGTCGCTGTACCACAACTCGGCGTGGCGGGTGGGCGAGTATTCCGGGTAAGACTTTGCGCCGCCGTCAAACGCCCGGTAGCAGTACCAGATCCCGCCGCTGTACTGGAAGTGCGGTATTTTGTGAAGTTCTTTCATCGTAGCCATATCAGTCCTCGGCCAGTTCAGGATTAATGGTAAACCGCAGCCCGTACTTAAAGCCATTTCGGGACAGCAACATCGGAATCTCTTCGCCATTCTCCACGGCAATCCCTTTCGCTTTCAGCGCTTCCCTCGGAGGAAGCCACTGATCGATAGTCAACTGGCGGTATACCGCGTGGATGTGGATAGGCGACCCATCGCGCACGCTGTACGGCAGCGGGTATGGTCGGCCCGATCGGCGGTGGATACGTCGTGGCCCGGGCGAACGTGTGATACCGTAGAAGGACGCCATGACATCGGTCAGACCTTTGCCGTGCATCGGGCGCACAACCTCTTCTTCGCCGCACAGCAGACGCTTGACGATGTTCTTAACCAGTGGGTACATGTCCCATTTCATGCGCTGGCGAATGACTGATGACTGTCGGCGCGCTTCAACCTGAAAGCTATGACCGCGTTTCATTTTTTGTACTTGTCCTCTTCGTTGAAATTACGGACAGGCAGGCCGTCCCAAATGCGTACGATGCCCGGGTGCGCCTCACGCCACGATCCAAGCAGGTGATCAGCCCACTCCTTCAAATCTTCGCTGTATGCGGACAGCAGTCTGTCTTCAATGGACTGGCGTTCCTCGGCGGACATCGGCCCGACCTGATGGATGATGTCAAACCAGATCTCGTCGTGGACACCGTTGACGGCCACCAGATAGCCCTTCGCTTCCATTTCTGCGATGACGGCGTGGGTGCGGTCGGCTTTCATGCGCATGTAGTTCATGCTGCGGCCCTCCCCCATAAGATTTGCAGTGAGCACGGCGGCTCGTCCGGATCGGAATAGATTTCGAACCCGGCGTCCTTAATCCAGCCGATCAGCATGGCGCGGGATTTATCGGACAGCGGGTGGTCGTTGTGTAACAGCGCGACCGTAGTGGCGGTCAGCCCGGCCGATGCGGCCCGGCGGATAAGACGCTCTACCTCGTCACGTACTTCAATCGCTTCGGCGGTGTGGTGGTCGGTAGCAGCTTTATACATTTCATCGGCAGTGATAGTCAGCATGTTGCCCCCTAAAGTAAAAATCCCCGTTGTTGCCTTCGGGGATAATATAGGTTATACACGCGACGTATGTCAAACAGTTTCTAAGACTTTCTTTTCCGGGCGTGCTCCAGTCGATCACCGTGGCCCTTCTCGACCATGAAATCGCGGGTCTGTTTGTGCAGGTTGGCGATCGTCTCCTTCGTTTTCCGCCAGCGCGCCACTATCCCTTCGCGCACTTCCCGGTTGCGGAACAGGACGGCCAAGTCAGTCGCGGTGATTTCGTACCCGGCGCACGCGGCCAGCACGCCTTCCTTGAATTCGTAGAACAGGTGCTGTATCTCCCGGAATTCGGCCTCGGTTACGATCTCGATGTTGACGGTTTTCCCTTCACCGATGTCGTCCTCGGTAAACAGGCACCCGGCTTCGCCCACGGCCCGGCCATCGTCCTTCCGGTAGCGCGTGTTGCCGATGATGATCTGCGTCGGCGTGGTGCGCTCTACGCGGCGTTTCACGGCGAACGTTACTTCCGGGCTGTACCCGATGCGGATGCTGTTACGCTCCAGCGCCATGTCACCCGTTTCGAGGTGTCCGAATCTCAATTTTTTATCGGCCATTCTGCATATTCTCCCTTCGGTAATTCGTCAGTCACGTCGCGCGCGGCCCATTGCAGGAACGCTTCGCGGGTACAACTCGGATAGTGTCGGCCAAAGCCTACGACCGGGCCGTCGTACTGGATGTGCGTGGCCCCGATGTACAGGATGGTGCGGTCGTTCACCAGTCCGCTGCGGTTCTGCGGCCGTTTGCCCCTATAGGTACGGCCGACTTTCAGTTTTAACGCTTCATCGGCCATCGCTGTCCACCTCGACTTCGAATGTGCGCGGAACGGTCATGGTCAGCACGTCGTTCTCGGTGAACGGTGACAGCGGTTCGTCGCCCGGCTGGAAGCGCAGCGTGACGCTGCCGACGTTGTGATACGTGATATAGCGAAGGCGGAATTGCTCGCCGAAGATGGTCGCGAGTACGCCCGGCTTAACGTCTCCTGCGGGAATTTTCATGGTCATAGTCTCCAGTCTAACGGCTCCCATTGGCCGTCTCGTTTGATGTAGCAGCCGCTTAACGGGCTGTATTTGGTTGGTAGTTCGGTCTGGACGCTGACGTCGTTACACCCGATCGCCGCGCCCACACGGCCAATGACAAACAGCACACCGCAGATAATCAATACAAACAGCGTTAGCGCAGCGATCTTCTTCATGGTGGCCCCTTTATTCCTTCGGTGGATTTGATTGGTGGCGATTTAGCCAGATGACAATCCCGGCAGTATAATTGATCACGCCGAGCAACTCCCTAACCCTTTGGTCATGAGTTGGCAGGTTGACGCCTTCCACGACCTTCTTGCATACCTGATACACCAAGCCGAGCGGGCTATTGATCAGGTCAGAAATGGCGTTCATCGGCTGCTTGCTGAACGGCAGGTCATTCGCGTGGCGCTCGCGTCCTTTACCATACGCGGCTTGTGTCAGCGCATCATGTAGCACTTTGACTAATTCGGAATAATCGTTGCTATCTTTGACGTTCCGGAATTCGTACTGCCATGACCGGGCGGCCGACGGTGCCACGGCTTCCGGCGCGACGAGGGCTTCGTCAAGTGGCCATCCCTGCGCGAAGGCGAACATGATGTAATTCATCGCGTCTATGTACTGATTCTCTTCGAGACAGCGGCGGATGGCGTCGGAACATTGCTTCGGCCAGTCCGGCTGCATCCATCCCAATTCCAGTCCCGGGTTTTTGCGCTCGAACTGCACCAGACGGTCAAGCATGTAGCCGAAAGTCTTCTCGGCCTGTTCAACCGTTGGCGCACTCAACTTAGGACGGCGGAGCACGATGACCGTCTCGTCTCCGGCGGCTTTCGGAATGGCGATCTGACTGTCCGTCATGGAATTGATAAGTTCGAGAACGTGGTCGGTCGCGTCGTCGTCCGTTTCAAAGTCGTCCATGTCGAGGTTCAGTGCGTTCATCACTGAGTTGCGGAAGCGCTGCGCGGAGGGCTTGACAGCGTGCTTCGGTTTTGATGTGTCTACCATAATAAAAAACTCCCGTTGGTGGATTGACCTTCGGGAGTAATATTAATTACACATGTCGCGTATGTCAAACGCTTTCTTTAAATCTCGTCCCACATCTTGATCCAGCGGTTCCGGATCTTGGCCGATACGTTAGCCAATGGTGCGCCGATTTCCAGTAGCGTTTCACGGTCGATATACTCGTTGGGGTGGATGCGGTCACTCTCCGGGTCGAAGATATGGATGGCCGCGCCGAACCCGGCTGACGTGATTTCGCTGCTGCCTTCCTTCGGCCGGAACCAGACTGGCGGTTCGAACCCGATGCGCCCTTTGATGAAGATGGTGCGCGTGGCGATGGCGTCCGGCCACCAGCTTTCCGATGTCGCGGATTTGGTCAGCCAGATGGTGCCTGCGCCTTTGGCCCGTTCCTCGTCAGCCTTGCGCATGATGTGGGTCATCCCGGTCAGGTGTTCTTTCCCGGCGCGCTTCTGGCTGTACGGCGGGTTAGCGTAGGCCCAAACGCGGGTGTTCGAGTCGAACCCGTCGCTGGTGTGGATCTCGGCCAGACGCTTCGCCCAATCCTGCCGCAGCGCGTTATCTTCGGCCGTAAAGAAACGCTGGCATTTGGCGTTCTGGCCGTCGGTGAACAGGTCAAGCACGATTGGCCCGTACAGCTTGTTAATCGCTTGGAACAGCCATTCCGGCGTACGCCATTGGTCGCCGATCAACTTCGGTTCGTGCTCGTCCATGCCTTTCAGCGCGTTCAGCGCATCAACGTACTGGCTCATTAAAACGTCTCTCCTTTCAGCAGGTCATCGGCCTCGACGTAGAAGGCTTCGTATTTGTCGGGTGACATCGTGTACAGCGGCTGGCCGCCCGTATATTTATGGGTCAGGTCGGTGTACGTGGATGCGCTCATGTCGAGTTGAATACGGTTCGCCATGTCCTTGACCATCTGCAACGTGACTGACTTCGGTTGCGGTGACAGCAGCAGGTTGTCGCACATCGCATGAATATACGTGACGATCGGTGCTGGAAGGTCGGCCACCAGATTTGCGTTCAGGCGGTAATGCGGCGTGTCAAGGTACTCGGCGGCATGGTCAGGGTATGCCCGGAAGCCGGACAGGATCACCATGCGGGCCGTGGTCAGGTCGATGGCCGCCAGTTCTTCCCACGCAGCGCGGACGGACGCGGACTTCCGGGTGTAGCGTACGTCATTCTGCATCGACTTGATCGTGGCGCGCAGCTTAGTCGTTTCCCGGTCGTGCTCAGTGTTATCTTCGGCGTGACGGCGGTGTGCCTCGGATAACTGGATTTGCAGACTGGTAACAGCGCCCTCGGCGGTATCGAGACGGCGGCCTTTGTCTTCCAGCGCTTCCCGCAGCGCGGCCAGTTCGCCCGGCGTGATGTTGGCGAGGCGCAACGGCTCGAAGTCTTTCAGCGTCAGCGGGCCTTTGCTGGTCATCTGCTCGGTCAGGCGGTGGATGTCCTGCATGGCGAGGCTTCCGGCCAGTTCGACGCTGGTGGTGCCTGCAATCTTCGCGTATTTAGCGCGGGCGCGGACAGTTTCGAGGATGGTGCTCAGGATCTGCTGGCACTGCTCGCGCTCCCACTCGGTCACTTCTGCGGCCGTTGGCGTAACCGCCGATGGGCGTTTAACTCGCGTCCAGTGAATGCGGATTTCCCGGGGCATCGCGTCACCGTCCACCTCGACTTCATCGACTGACTGGATGTTCCCTTCCGGAACGCCGCAGTTATCGAGAAGGTATTTATGCGCCACGCACAGGATATGATTCGGGGATATGCCGCCTTCCTGCTCGATAGCCATGACGAGGATGTCTTTCAGGCTTTTGTCGTCGGTGATGTAAGTGACTTTTGGTTCGCTCATTTGGATACCTTTAAGATGTTAGAGAATTCAACGATGTTGACGATTTTGTGCTGGCGGCCGCTGTTCGATCTGGCGAGGCTGGCCGACTCCATCACGCGAGGATTCATTTCAACGCGCGGCGTGCGCCCGGTGCCGTATTGATCCATACTGCTCATGCGGTCAACGCTGATGCTGTACATCTGGCTGGCCGTCATCCAGTTACCCATCGTATTGATGAAAAATTCCATTGCCTGCAATGCGTCGAGTGCATAGACCAACGTGGACGCGTTGTCCGTGTACAGCACGTACGCGCCGACGGACGGCACAACCTTATCGACGCCGCTCATGTACTGCTCGATCCATTCCGGCGGCACTGGTGGCACGGCCAGACGCGCGCCGGACGCCGGGGTGCCGTACGGATAGGCGAAGGCCGGGCTGGCCGAAACGCGACGTCCGGTAGGCGTGGTCGTCACCGTTGCTTTCGGCTCGTCTTTCGGCAGATTCTGGAGGCAGGCCGGGCCGCCTTGCCAGCGCTTCCAGACCGTTTTCTTCGGCTCGTCGGACTCCGGAGCGGTGCATGGTGGTGGGTCGATGTCATTCGCATCCCATGTCTTCTGACAGTCCCGGCAATAGAATTGGTCACTATGCTGCACGACTGATAAGTGGCTTCCGCCAGTGGCTTCGATTCTCATATCTCGACTTCCCCTTCGGTTAAAATGCGAAACGCGCCGCCGCCGACTTTCCAGCCCTGCCACACGTCGGCCAGAAGCGCCGCCCGGTACTTCCGGCGGAACACGTTGTAAATCATGTCCCAATTCTCACTCGGCAGGTCAGACGCGATACCACCGCTCTCCCACGCCCAATCACGCGGCGACTGCGTCAGCCATTTCAGCGGAGGACGGGGGTAGGTGTACGGATTCGCCAGACCGCAGGCCACCAGCCCACGTTTAATCCATGCACGTTGCCACCATAAATCGTGAACCGTCTTCCCGGCGATGAATTCTTCATCCAGCATCGCGCACAGGATCGTCATGGCGGCCTTTTCTGCGTTCATGGGTACGCCAATGTCGTCCCAATCTTCCAGCGCGGCCCTGACGCCGTCAGCGCTGCCGTCGTCGTTGCTGGTGGATGAACGGTCATGCAGGATGACGTCGAACACCATGAACGGGAACACGACCTGTTCACCGTTCCGCGTGTATTTCGGGTTAGGCTCGCTGAACATAGCCGAGTACAGGCGGCGGATGTGGTCTTCGAGATCCGGGACGAAGCCCGTCAGGTTTTCGGTGGTGTCGGCGTTAACGACTTCAAGGTCGGTTCCGTTGGTGCGGATCAGGCAGCGCGGCCCATATGGCAGGGGGAACACATACAGCACTTCTTTCCCGATCAACGCTTGGTTGAAAGGGACGAATTTCATTACGTGGGTCTTCATCGGCATGACTCCTTTGTTATGGTACGGGAATATTAGTCGTACACGCGACGTACGTCAATAACTTTATTCGGGGCAAAAGAAAGCCCGCGTAAAGGGATTGCGGGCTTTTGGAAGGTGGCATCCGAAGATTACCACTGGCTTAAAGCGGACAACGCAGGAGCCGATAAGGAAGCACTATGCCGAGTCCGCAGTTAATCATATGTCGGGGTTACTGTAAATAAGATTCCAGTATTTGTACTCCTTCAAGTCCAGTTCGATGACACAAGGGTCGTCCAGCGCGCTAAGACAGGTGCCATAGTCCTCGACAAAGACGCAGGTGGATTCCGGATGATGCAGCAGGCGCACCCGGCGGTAGTTCAGGTGCCATTCCGGGCTGAACACATGGTTCTCCGGCTGGCGTATCAGCATGATCTGGCCTGTCGTTCTGACCTGCCAGTATTGGTCTACTTGGGGCGTGGCATAGGCTCCCATTTTGTTACTCCTTTTTGTCCGCACTATCCCGGTAAACGCGGGTACCCATCTTCCCGTAGATCTGGTCTTGCAGCGTAAACCGGATGGACAGGCGGATGTTAAGCCGATAGCCCATGCGACGCAGATAGCCGAGATCCTGCGGCTTCACACCCTCGATAAAGAACGACTCGCCGTCCTTCATTCCGAGCAGAAGTTTTTCGTGAGTTTCACGCACGCTTTTGTCGGTAGTCGCGGCCATTGTTAAACCTCGTCGTCGTCTTCGTCGTTCAGCGTTCCGGTGTACTCAACAACCTGCCCGGCCTCGTCCAGCACGCTGATCACCGCACGCAGGGACTTATCTAGTTGGAACAGGTTCGCCATCATGGTCAGGAACTGGCCGCCATCGGTGCCGTAGCGTTCGAGCGTGGCGTCGTAGTTCGCATCAACGTCGGCCTCGCCGATGTGGATACCGGACAGGATGGCTTTGTCGGACAGGCGGAAGTACACGGTGTCGATGCCCGGGAATTGCGTATCGACTTCGAGATCCAGTGCGCGGACAGTCCAGTGGCGGGACAGCAGGTCAACCACCGCCTCGTCTTTGAAGATGTCCGTGTCCTTCATCTTGACGTCGTCGCCGTCGTCGTGTTTCAGGTGGATAAACGCATCGCCTTTGATGCCGTCCTGCTGGCCGAGAACCGCACGCTGCATTAACTGGCGCAGCTCATACTCGCTCGGCAGCAGGTGTTCAACGGGCCATGTACCGAGCGCCGTACGGATCAGCGCGCTGCACTCTTCCGCCGTCTTCGCGCTCGACGTGAACACGTACACGAACGGGGCGGACAGGATGACGTTGATGCGGGACGGGCGGATAGGCGCGTGTTTCAGCATTTCCGCTTCCACGTCGTCCTTCATCTGCGCCCAATCCTTGCGGTTCGGCTCCCAACCCTCGATCTCTTTCTCGCGCAACGCGGCCATGCGCTTCACGACTTCATTTCGTACGCTAACGCCGGGCAGCACTCGCTCGCGCTTTTCGATCTGGAAGACGATGGCGTTTGTTCCGGGGATGGCGAGCGCAAACTTGCTGTCAACCTCTTCGCCGTACGCTGCAAAGCCCATTGTCTTGTAAGACGCCTCCGGCGGATCTGACACTTCATGCTTTTCGAGTGCATCGCTCAACGCTCCTTTTGCGAAAGCCGTTACGGCCTCTTCGTCAACGTTCGGCAGGTTTAAGATCAGGCGGTGCAGCGGCTTGACCTTCTCGTTACCGTCGTTGGCCGCGTCGTACAGCGCGCCGAGGTGCAAGATAATGGCTTTCTCATAACCCTTGATTTTCATGCTCTATGGCTCCTACGTTGATTAAATTGGCTGGTGCTCCGTGGTACATCGACTGCGCAGCATGGAACATCGCGGCGCGAAGTGATTCTTTGGCCGCCCGAAGGCTCGCCATTGACTCAGCGTACTGATCGCTGACTGTGTTATAGGTTCCCTCGTCGTTAAGCGCCGTGGCGAAGTCGAGCATCATGGTGCTGTGTTTCTGGACGTCGTCTTCCATGTCCTTGATGAACGTCTCAAGGGCGGCCAGTTTGCAGGAGATTTGGTCTAAACGGATCTTGCGCAATTCCTGATATTGCACGCGGATGTATTCAATGCTTTCCACCAGCCACCTCCACAACGACATTCTGCACTTCCGGGCATGGCATGTTCGTCATGGCCCAATCCAGAAACTTAATGATGTACATGCGCATGGCCGTGCATTCGTCCGCGCCGCGTGCCTTGCCGTGTTTCGCGATGGCCGGGTCGCCGGACTGATAGAAGGTCACGCGATGATTCGTGGCCGAGGACACTTTGATCCCGGTGTGGGTGGCATGGATGGTCACGGTATAAATCCGCTCGATAGCACGGAACGCCGGGACGACGTCGATGCGGCCACGCGGGTGCATGGCGTTATTGACCATCAACGCGGTATTAGTCGGCTGCATTGAGCGGTTCCTCTTTCAGACGGTAGGTGATGGTGTCCGGGCGAGTCGCGTCGATTTCCAGTTCAGGCATCTGCCCGGTGATCAGGCGGGACGGTGTAAGCACGGCGGTGCGCAGGCCATTCTCGAACATGATGTTGGCAGCAGTGACCAGCGAAATGCTTTCGATATGGTCTTGGGTCTGGTCGAGGCGGCGCTGTAGCAGTTCTACCTTCTCGGCGTTCTCGTCCGGGATGTCGAAGGCTGAACGCAGCCCGGCGATCAATGCGATGGCGTCAGCGCGGGTCAGGGGGGTAGCGATCTCGGTGTCACCGTTGTCCTTCTCGATGTAGATCTCGCCCTCTTTTTGGCCGGGCTTCTTATAGATAAAGGCCGTACGGGCAATGTCGCGTACCGGACTCAGTTCAATAGGGTGGTGCGTTGTTTTCATCGGTGTGCGTCCTATAGGGTGTCAGGTCAAAAGGGTGGTACGCCATTTTTCAGGCGTGCCGTCCTACGTTTTTAAACTTCGTCGTCATCCGCGACGTCGGTGGCCGTACAGGTTACGACGGCCTGAATGAACATGCGGCCAGATGGGTAAGTCACCAGCGCCGATTCCATGCTGAACCGTTGGCCGTGGTGTTTCATGGCGTTCCGGATGGAGGAATTGAGGCTGGCCCGCATCTTCGCTTTGAGGGCATTGGCCTCGTCCTGTACCTGCGAAAGCGTACGGTCAAGCGGTAGTTCTTGGGACAGGGTGTAAACGCCACCGACTTCCAGCGCAATGAGATTCCCCACGACGCTGTACACGCGCACGCGTGACGGCAGTTCAACATCCGGCTCGGTCGTCATCATTGCGCCAGTCAGTTCGGCCGGGCTTAATTCTTTGCTCATTGGGATGGCTCCAGTTGGTTCGTGAATCATTATGTTCGGAGAACAATAGTTCTACACGCGACGTATGTCAATTCATTTCATCCGTCAATTATGATGACCGGGTGAAACTCCAGTTTAGTTTCAGCCGGGTAACTTTTTGAAGTAAGGCTGGTGGCCGGGCCGCCGGGCTTCAACCGGGTAACTTTTTCAAGTAAGCGCGGAACGTCGCAACGACAACCGGACAGGTTTTTCAAGTAAGCCGGACGGCCGGGTGAAATTGCCCCGGCGCTGGTGGATAAAAACGTCAGCCGGGTAGGTTTTTGAAGTAAGGGATGGCGCTGTCGTTCAAAATTTTTCAACCGGGTAACTTTTTCAAGTAAGCCCGTCGGGAATTTTTATAGAGAAAGTCAGTCCCGGCGCGGCCTGCCGTCGCTGGTGGTTAGCGTTTTTGGCGGAATTTCGTACAAATCGTTATGGATCAAAGGTTTAGCCTATGCGCCAATCGGCCTGTTTTGCCCCGGTTGGCGTCGGTTTTTCGTATAGAATTCAAAAGTTTAAGGCGTGGCGCCGCGTGCCGTTTGGCGGTGGTGACGGGGCGGCGGACGTGGGGCGCGGCGGTGCAATGCGGCCCGGCGTGGCGATCGGTGGCGCTTTAATGTGCGGTTAATCAAATAATATGAAAAAAGATTTGACGCACGCCGCGTATATCAATTACATTTAAATTCCCTTCGGGGGACGGGGCAAAAAGGCCCGGCGGAAATCAACATAATGAGGCGTCACGATGGAAAAAGTATATAACGCGGTAAAAGGTCAGACGTTGCAGCATTGGCTAACCATTGTTATCAAGCGCGACGAAAGCGGCACGGCAACGGTTGAACTGCATAGCACGATCCACGTTAACCGGATAAGCACGCTTTCTTTTTCATGGGGGCCGGAATTTAGCGACGCCGATATTTTAAACGATAACGATTTATTACGCGTTATTTATCAAAAGTACGGCCGCGAAATTTTCACCGCCGAATATACCCGCGATTTCAAATAAGAGGATAAACACAATGCAAACTATCATTACTAAATATTCTAACGGTTCCATTATGGCTAAATGCTGGAATGGTTGGACGCGTTCACAATATGACGCTGAATTAAACAGCGAACAAAATCACCGCGCGGCCGCTGAAAAGTTGATCGCTAAACTCAATGCTAATAAATCCGTTAGTTGGGGGGTCGTTGCTAGTGCGCCATCCGTGCCGGGCGTGCGTGGTACGGATAACGGCTGGACGTTTATGATCGGTTATATTCCAGAAGTCGCGCCGCTGGATATGTCGATCACTGTTAAATTCTGCCCGGCAACAAATAAAGGCCCGGCATACATGCGCGCTTATTCGTGGTTAGTCCCGCGCGGGATCAAGGTTAATTATTCGCCACGCGTCGCCGACGGGTCAGATATTCAGGCAAACGCACGTTATGCGGCGGGCATCATGCTAGACCGTATTAATGAGATATGCCGCGAAGGTGGCGATCTCTTAGGCTGGAAAATTGCGGACTACGTGCAACTGTACGACGGCGATCGCCTGTTCACACTGAAATCTAATTAATCCGGGGGCGCGTCATGTTAATGGCTATTATCTTGATCGGTTATTCAATAATTGCGGCTGTTATATATCGTGACGCGCGGGTGGTGTGGCGTCGCTGTAAGGTTGAGCGCCGTTATTCTTTCGGGCGTAAAACGTTTTATTTACGCGAGCGTAAAACAGGCCGTTTGATCGGCTGTTCAAATAATTTTTTCACTCTTCTGTTACAAGGGGCGTAATCATGAATCTGAATTCCATCAATAAAGAACAGCGTTTATATGTTATGAAAGCGGGCGCGGGCTTTACCTGCTACGGATTCGACGTGCTGAACGATAAAGCGCGCCGGGCGTTGGAATGGCTGAACCGCCACGGCCGCGCGGCTGAAATGCTGTTAGGCGCGAAGGGGATCGACGTCACCGCGCTGGATATTCCCGCCCGCGTCGGCACTAAAAAGCATTTTAACGCGTGCAATAAGGTATTCGACGCCGCGCGGATCTATTCCATCGCAAGCGGCAATAAATGTGATGCGGAATATACGCCGCAATTAATCGGCCTCGAAGGTCGCCGCGTCGAAGTGGTGGACGCATACGGGGATACACGCCGTTTTATTGTGGGGCGGTCATCCGGCTGGATGCCTTGCCACTTAGAGATCGCCCGCCGCGATTCCAACGGCGGCCCGGCGGTCACGGGCGCGCCTTTTAAATCCGTATCAGTCATTAACTAACCGGGGGATCTATGGGTCATATGTATGGCGTTATCTTGTCAAATGGTACGCATTGCGACACGTCAACCACGGAAAAGGGCGCGAAAAATTACGCCACGCGCCACGGTTACAAGGAAGTAAGCCGCCGCCTGAATTGCGGCTATAGCGTCGAAATCGTAGCACATCGCGCCGGGTCGAAATGGATCGCCGGGCCTGCTAACCACTCAACCAAATAAGGGGGGATCACCATGAAACTGAATATCACCGCGCCGGGCCTGTTCTTTAATCGTAGCGGCGACCGCGTCACCGTGGATCAAATCGTTTTAGAAAATAGCGCCGGGGCCGTCGTGTCATTCCCGGTTAAGGGGCGGATCTGGAAAATGTACCGGGGCGCATATCGTCCGCGTGAGTTTAAGATCTGGACGGCGTCGGGCAAGTTTTACGCGGGCGAACAATCCCGATCGCCGTGGGATATTGTCGGCGAAGTTGTCGCGGACGATGTGCGCCCGGTCTACTGGCAAGATCTGACCGATGACCAGAAAACAGCGGCGGCGGAAAAATATCACAACGGTGAAGGCACGCCGGATGATTATTTTACCTATACGCCGGATCAATTCATCGCGATTAATGGTGACGTGTACGATCTGGACGCCGACGCGTCCGTCTATGAGGTTGAAGGGTTAAAAGGTCACGTGCGCATACTGGAAAGCTCAAAGGCGGACGGGGGCGCGTTGGCGGTGCAATGCGTCGAAGGTTGGGACGTGGTAAGCGTTTACCGTGTACAGGTGACATCATGAATAAAACCGGATTTTCGGGGAACGCCGCAAGGGCCGCTATAAAATTCACCGCGTGCGGCGCGATCGTGGCGTTTATCGGGGCCGCCGTGTTTTTTGGTGACAACGTCGGGCCGTATAAAGTGTTTTTGTATACCGTCGCTGGGGGCGTATGCGTGCGCCTGATTTGGCCGACTCAGGACGAAGGCGACGCGCTTATAAAACGGGATGACGGGCCGTAAAGGTGACGCGGCCGACGATTAAAGATAAAAGTTATTGACGCACGCCGCGTATATAATTTATATTTAAATTCCCTTCGGGGGCCGGGGGCAATGGGGCCGACGGTTATCAAAACAGGTGCATTAAAATGACTCACGATCAAATCGTTGCAATGGTTGGAAAATACAACATCAAGGCCGATCGCGCCGTGTCTTATAACTATGATGTTTACGGTTCGACGCAAGTCGAGATCCGCGAGGTTGACGGCGGGTCATTGATCTGGCGTGCGTGGTCATACGAAAGCAATTTCGAAAACGTGTTAGAAAGCGCGCTCGATCATTCCGGCACACTGAAAACCGCCGAAGAAATCGCAGAACAGGCCGCCGCCGCACGATCTCAAAAGCTCCGCAATGACGCTATGTTTTTTGAGGTTCACGGATTCGAAGATGATTTCATTTTGAACCTGTCCGACTTTACCCGCGAAGAAATAGAAGCGGAGATCATCGCGATGAATGCAGAATTAAACGCGGCAAGCGCCGACGCCGACGCGGTTGATCACGTTTTACGCTCAACCAATCCGGCGGGGGAATATGTTTATTTAAAGCGCGGGTATTGGATGCTAGACCTTGACGACGCGGAGATCCTGAACGCGCGCCCGGATATTCACTGGACAAGCCTTTACGACACGCCGATCGAATATGTGACGCTTGAACAGGCCCGCAAGGATGACCCGGAAAGCGATTTTATCAAACAAATTAAAGCGGGTTATGTGACCTTCCCGGCCGACTATGTCGATCGCGCTTGCGCGGCCGTTGAGCGTGGAAACGTTAACGCATCGGGGATCGTGCTGCATACCTTGCGCGACAAAATCGACGGCGAACACTTCGAAATCACGACACGTATTAGCCCGGCTGAATATCAGCTTTATCGTGTGCGCGTTGTCGTGTCCTGCTGCATTGATGGCGCGTTTCATAACGTCATTGAACTGGATCGCGATGTGAGCACGGTTGAGCACGTCCGCGACGTGGTGCGCGTCGGCTGCATGAAACAATATATCAAGCAAGCCCGCGCGACGTATGCCGCGACCGGGGCCGCCACGCTCAACAATGACAAGACGGCGACACGTATCAAGATTAAAACCGTTGCGGGAATGACGTTGATCGCTAAAACCGAAGATGTGATTTTTTCAGATAGCGGCCTGTTTTGCTCCGCGTGGTTGATGCGTCTTGATTTGCTGGAAAACAAGACTTATGCGCAAGCCGTCATGACGTCGCAGATCAAAACAATCGAATTCATCAAATAAGGATCATCACAATGGATATTAACGGGATCACGGTGGCAAGCGTCGAGCGTTTCAACAAATACGCGGAATGGGTAGCGCGTCAAATGGTGGCGGGCGTGCCGTTGGCGTCGCACGCTTGCCCGCATTGCGGATCAACGTTGCACGTTGTCGCCAACGGTGACAAGGGCGATCAATGGGATTCTACTTGCGCCTGTCCGGTGTGCGCTAAAATGTTTCACCGCTCAATTTTGCACGGCGAAGGCGCGCCCGCGATTAACGTCATTAAACTGGATCGGGGGTGGTAATTATGGCGGGATTATGGTTTTTCGTTGTGACGATATGCGGCGCGGTTGGCGCTGATAATATGGCGGCCGATTGTCATGATTATGTGATTGACGCGGGGATCTCGTATGACGATTGCCGCGCGTCCGTGGCGGCTTATCCGGGCCGCATTGGCTTATATTCCGCGCGTTGTGACCGGGGCGAAGTGGTAGAAGGTGGCAATCATGAATAAGGAGTTATGGAAGCATTATTTCCGGTGCTTTCGTATGCGTGGGATGCCATACGTCGAGCGCTACGGCACGCCGGAAATCATCGCGTTTATGGATATTTGGGCAAGCCAGCATGATGACCAGTTAGAGACAAGGGCGGCGATCGTGGCGTACAGCGCCCGCGCCGGGCTTCCATGCAATGTGCGTAAAACGGCGTCACTCGACCTTTTAGCGCGGTACAATGACCGCAAGGCGGCCCACAATGGATAAGGCGAAACGCTTAACGGCTGCACGTATGGCGGCGGATCGGTATGCCGGGATCGCACGGGCAAAAGGTTTTAAACGTCATGTGGATGGCGTGACTTTTATCCGGGCCGATGCGGATCTAACGTGGGATGACCGGGCGCGGGCTTTCCGTGTGACGCTGTACAAAATGGACGGGGCCGCACGTCTTGCCGTTGCCACTGTACGCGCGAATGCGATGCTTAACGTGCTGTTAAAATCGTTTATCTGAATCCCGGATTTTCGGGGAACGCCGCACGCTATCCCCTTTACCCTGTTTTGATACACTCCCCATGTACACAAGGCCGCCTATCCGGGCGGCTTTTTTTATTGCCTTTCTGATATACGCGGCGTGCGTTGCGGTGCCGTGTATCGGGCCTATGGTGTGCCGTTGTAATTGATATACGCGGCGTGCGTATGGCGGCCCGTCCTCCTTTCTTTCCTCCTGATATACACGACGTGCATCAATGCGGCCTTATATGTGCGCTATGCCGTATGGCGGCCCGCTATGGTGCTGCATGGTATACGCGGCGTGCGTTTGTATGCGGCTGTATATGGCTATCTATTCCCCTTTCTATGGTACCCCCTGTTATATGGTGTGACGGGGCGTTATTGTATGCCCTTATTTCGACCGCTACGGGGGGTAGACGGGTCGATCGTGGTGTAAGGTATGACTACCTATTACGATCTAGCTTGCGTGGCGTGGCGGGCGGCTGGTGAAGAATTCCGGTCACTATTTCAAAAAGGTACTTACCCGGCTGTCGGTCGGCCCGGGGGTGCGCAGAGCCGCATTCTCGGAAAATGGGCCGGATCTGCCATATCCCCGCTTTGCGAAATCAATAACTTAGCCGAAAAATCGAATTTCTCCCGTAGGGAGGCTCCAAAACGCGGTGGTGACGGTGGTGCGGGTGGAACGGCGCTTTAACCCCGCAATCGTTTGATTGTATTACGGTTTTACCCGGCGGGTGGGTGCTGCCCAAGTCGGCAGTAGCAGCGCAGGGTTACAAGTTACAGACGGGTTACAAGTTTTTCGCTTTGTAACCTCGAACTATCTAACTGTTTTTACTACGTTTTTCTACTATAAAGTTACAAGTTACAAATAAAGTATAGTAATAGTCCAGAAATAGAGAAAACGAGGTATAAATGTGAATTTTATATAGGGGGGATTTTTCACCGGGCGCTAAACCGTTTCGGTTTGTAACCTGAATACCCGGATCGCGGAGAGCCGCACCACCACTGGCCTGAACGTGGTTACAAACGGCGAAAATGGTATGTAACCTTTTGCCCTTTTTGGCCGTTTTCTTGCGTTTCAATAACAAATTTGTTATACGTCTTACCTCTAATCCTGCTATAATTTATTTGTTATAAACCGCAAAAAGAGGTCAAAAATGCAGCACGATGAATGCCGTGAAACGTTGATGGATTTCAAACGACAATTACAGGCACATTTGAAGGCGATTTTACGTCGTCAGGGGGTTACACAGAGCGCGCTTGCGACGATGATCGGGGTACACCAGTCAAGATTGAGTTTCATGCTTAACAGTGACGCAGACAGAGTTTCGATCGATAAACTCATTGAAGCGATAGTGAAACTGGACGGCGTGTTTATGGTGAAAATCGGAGATCAGACAGACATAAATCGAGTGCGGTACAAGGAGTGTGAAGACAACGTTTGACAGACAAAAGTAAGGCCGGATTTCCCGGCCTTTTTATCGACTAAACTTCGTCTTCATCGTCAAACGGGTCTGGCTTTTTGCCGACCAGTTTTTCGACTTCTGCGTCATGTCGTTTTAACGTGGTCTGCACCCACGACGAGTTAAGTTTCCCCGCGTCATCGAATGCCCCTTTGACCCGCTTCCGGACATAAACGCGACCAGACTCGCCGCCAAACTTGACCACTCCGCCCGGCTTGAAGCCCAATTCCATAAGCATGTTTTTCAGGCGGTTCGTCTTCGGCATTTCCACGTCAGTCATTTCGAGGAATGCGTTTTTCAGTGACGGCACGAAGATGACATCACGGTGTACGCCCGGCGTCGTTCCGTCACGCAACATTTGCGCGATTGCGCCTTCCACACCATCGTCAGACGCGTCAGCCATGACCGCGAATGCCTCGGTGTCCTGCGGTGCGTGTCCTTTGGCGTCGAAGTCCTTTCCGATCTCCCAATCGAGGAACCACTTTTTGATAGCAGGTGCGTGGTTTTCGATAGCCCGGTACACGTTCTTGAAGAAGCGCGCGCGTTCGGTCTTCGTGCCATAAACACGTTCCATATCGAGGTGATTTTCCGCCTGCGTGGACACCACCAGATAACGACGCTGGTTTTCATCGAGTGGCAACGCGTTAAAGTGGTTGGTGAACATCATTTTACTGCTGGTGTTCACGACTTCCTTTGGCTTGCGGCCCTTCGGCTCAATCTGGAAGCGGTCGTTTGTGATGAATTCCTTCTGGCGTTCCACCGCGCTGTACCGATCACCTTTGTCGTAGATCTCTTCCACGATTTTCAGGATGTGTCCTTCGGCCCAATCGCTGAAACGGCCGTTCATCACGGTGTTTGACACATAGCCCACGTTCGACGCGCCGAGCATCCGCGACATGATGATGCCTAGCGTCGTTTTACCGGAACCATGCGCACCACGGATCAGAAGCGAGTAGTTGATGCGCTTCGTCGGGTGCTGAATAACCCATGCCATCCAGTCGATAACGTAGCGGCGTTCCTTCTCGTTCGGGAAAAGCACGATGAAGAAGTCTTTGATGATCTCCAGCGCCTTTTTGTCATACGGAGACAGGTCAGTCGCGGCTTCCGGGATGGATTCAGGGTCGAAAGAGTTCAACCACGTACGTCCGCGATCGTCGATAAAGAATTCTGGCCCGAGCACGCCTTCTTTCGGCTTCCACACTGATTCCGGCATGTCACCGTGCATCGCCGGGTAATACATCGCGTCCCAAACGATAGGAACCGGGCGGACTACCGACGCATAATGGACAGGCTTGAAGGATTCTTCCTCAAACACGCATTTTTTCGCGAAAGCGACGTCGAAAGCACCTTTTGTGATGTAATCGCCCGTTGTTTTTTCGATAAAACTGTCATTTGCCTTCGAGAAAACGAAGTTTTTCAGCCACTGCGGAGTCTCTTTTGACCCGTAATCGAAGCCCAAAAGCTCCCTTTTGTCGCCCGCAGTAAGGCGAAAGTTGTTAATTCGGCGGTACGACTCGGCTGCGATCTGGACGATGGCCTTACGGGTAAGACCGAAAATCTGCGCTTTTTTGAATGATTCAGCCCACGCATTCCAGTCATTTGCCTCGGTACACTCGGCGAAAGCCTCGCGGTACTCGATGGCGCGTTCTTCCTGCTCGGCTTTCTCGATGTCCTGCACTTCTTTGATGATGGTGCCGAGCGTGATCAGTCGAGTCGAGTTGTGCGCGAAGCCCTTATCCCACTTGTATTCGAAATCACCTTCGTCGAAGTTGTGCGCCTGCATGGCCCATTCGCGTGCAATGGCCTTCGCCTCGTCCTGATCGCGGCAGGAAATTTGCAGCGCGGCCAGTACGGTGATGTAGTTCTCGTAATCTTCCGGATTCGGGTATTTCAGGACGATGTCGCGCAGTTCGTCGTACGTGCCGTCCCATTTCTTGACGTCAGACAGCGCGGCCCAATCATCATCGTCGGCCGAACCGATCGACTCGTAACCGTTCATTGGCCGTTTGACCATTGTCCAGCCCAAGTCCTTCGCGTATCTGTCGAATTCAGCGGCGATCTCGCGAGCGGTATCGAGGCTGATCTCTTCGAGGTCAAGGTCGGCGGCGTTGTTCAGCGGATTCTCGCCATCAATCCAGTAATAGTCCCGCTTGGTGTCCGGGTGGATACCGTACGCAACGAACTGCTGGCCGTCTGCGAGAATTTCAACTGCATGGCGCTGGCCGAAGTCGTCTTCCCACACGCCGGACTTCACTTTGGCGAACGGGCTTTCGGTTCGGTACAGGTAGAGTTTCTTCGGCTCCCGGCCGATACGACATGGCGCTGCACCGACGTTCTCCGCGATCCAGTCAGCCATGTGCGCCACGGCGTCTTCATCGTAAACGTCGATGTCAACCGCCGGGGTGTATTTGGTCAGAATCCCGATGCCATTATTCGTATAGCGTTTCGCCCAACGCTGGATCTGCTCCTTATCATTGATTGTTCTTTCCCAATCTTCGCCGATGGGGCGTTTACCCGCACCCTTCTTATCGGCGTCCGGGGCGTAGATGGGTACGACGGTGTACCCATTCCCCCAAAGCGTTTCGCCGTACTCTTGCCAGTAGTTCATTCAAGGATTTCCCCTGTTTCGCTGTCCGTTTTGATCCATGAAGGGTTAGTCAACCAATGCGGACGGATGCCGCAGTGTGGGACGGCTTTGCAAACTTTCTCGGCCACGCTGCTCGTTACGTTGTTCTGCACAGCCCATAACAATGTCGGGTAACTGATCTTCGCTGCCTTCGCCAGTTCGGCCATTCTGGCGTTCGGGTCTACCTCCAAAGCCGCTTGCATCATGAGAAATTTGACCCGCATCCGGTCGTCGTTTAAAGCCCAATCTGGAAATCGCATAGTGATGCCCTCGCGTAATGTGCGCGTGTTTAGATTTGCGGATAGTATATCCGGCATTGACATCTGTCAAGTTGGCCATTTATCCGGGTACCAAAGGCGCTTTATGTCCGGAAAACAAAGGGCTTGCGGTACCCGAATAAAAAATTTTGAAAAAAGAGTTTGACAGTGATTCGGCGTTTGGGCCATACTTCATCCCGTCAACACGACACGACCTTTTAAACACTTAACGGAGTAGAAAATTATGTCTGGTATCTTCGAACAACTGCTGGCTGAACAACAAAAAACTAACACCCTGCTGGAAGGCGTTCTGGCAGCGCTGAAAGGCGGCGCGGTAAATACTTCCGCTGATGCTGGTAGCGAAACCACCGAAAAAACTACCACCACCAAAGGCGGTGCTAAGGGCGGCGCGAAAGGCGGTGCAGGTAAAACCGAAACTAAAGCGGCCAAGCCTAAGCACACCAAAGACGAAGTAGTCGCTGCTGTCGTCGCGGTTAAAGACGCGTTTGGCGCGCCGGAAGCCAAGAAAATCACCGCTCACTTCGGCCTCGCGAAAGTCGCGGAAGCGAAGGAAGAACACTTCGACGAAATCGTTGAAATGTGTGAAGCCAAACTGGCGGAAAAAGACGAAGGCGGTAACGGCGAAGAAGACGACGTTTAATCTTTCGCCCCGCATCGGCTCCCTTCGGGGGGCCGTTTTTCACAACCAACGGAGAGGAAATTGTGACCAGCATTACTTTCACCAACGTTTCTACTACAGGCGGCGCAGTTCTCGCGCGCACTTGGGCGGAGTTTCGTTTTCAAATCGGTGATCGCGATGTGCTGTTCAGAGTTACTTCCCCTGTTTCGGAACACGAAGCGCCGCTGCTCGTAACCCACGCATCATCCGGGCTTCGAGTATGCGACGTCTGGTGGGATGACGTGGCGAAGACTCGCTTTAACGCAGGCCGCAATAATTACAGCGGGGCAGGCGCTAGGGCATTAGTAGCGACGATTGAGCGAGTCGGCCAACACCGATTCCTCAACGCGATAAAGGCGTATCCGAATGAGTAGTAAGTCACTGTTAGTCCGCATCATGCGGGAATTCGGCGGTGGCGGCCACTCAATCTTCGCGCCTTCTGCGTCAGCGCGGTGGATAGCATGTTCCGGGAGCCTGATAGCCGGGCTTTTCGAGCATGACGAAACCATCTACGAGGCGGCGGAAGGCACGGTGGCCCACGGAATCGCCGAACAATGGCTGCGAACGGATGTCCGGCCAACCCATTTAATCGGCACTGTCGAGACGATCACGGAAGGCGATGTCAGCCATGACATCCCGATCACGCGGTCAATGCTCGACGCAGTTCAGGAATACGTGGACTGGTGCCGATTTGAAGAGGGTGAAATGTTCACGGAAATTCGGGTATGGTTCACAGACCTGATGCCGAGAGCAAACCCGGATGAACCTGACGAAGAACCGGAAGAGTTTGTCGCTCAGGGCGGAACGGCGGATAACATCATCATCCGTGACCGCACCTTGATCGTGACCGACCTGAAATACGGTACTGGCGTTCAGGTTTTCGCGGAAGGGAACCCGCAGGCGCTACTTTACGCGTACGGTGCGTACCGCGCTTTTGCGGATGAATACGAGTTTGACCGTATCATCATCCGGATTGCGCAGCCGCGACTCGACCACTTCGATACGTGGGAAATCACGCTTGACGAGTTGTTGGAGTTTGCGGAGTACGCCCGGGAGCGGATTGCAGCGGCATGGAGCCTTACCGCGCCGCGCCGCGCATCCCTGAAAGGGTGTCGCTTTTGCCGGGCAGCACATAACTGCGCAGCAATCGCGTACATGATGGAATGTGCAGTGGGTGGGGATGTGGAATTCCTTGAAGCCGAATTCGGGGAGGAAGAAATGTCAGTATTGCGTGATGCGCTGGCTCAGGAGTATAAATTCCGGCGTGCGCAGTTCGGAAACCTGACAACCGAGCAGATGGCGAAGATCCTGCCATACCGCAAGGTGGTCGAAAACTGGTTCTCGCGCCTTGACTTCGAACTGGAACGCCGCGCAATGAACGGTGAGAAGGTACCGGGTCAAAAGCTGGTAGAGTCGCGGACAAACCGCAAATTCGCCAACGAGAAAGATGCGATCGCGTTGTTCGAGTTCCTCGACATCGAAGAGGACAAGTACATCGAGCGCAAACTGCGTACTCCGGCGCAGATGGAAGAAGTGCTTAGGGATGAATTGGGCGTGTCCCGGGCTGGCGCGCCAAACATTATCGCGGGGATCGTTTACAAGCCGGAAGGCAAACCGACACTGGCACCGCTGACCGATAAGCGGCCACCACTGGACGGCAAGTATTCCGGGGCGTGGGACGATGAAGATGATGATGACGAAGTGTAAACCCGTAAAACCGTAGAAAGTAAACCCGTAAAACAGTAAACCGAGGATATTAAGATGGCCGAGAAATTAGTCCCTGCGAAGAAAGTCAAGAATGGCGTGCTGTATAAATCTGGTCACATCAAGATTTCTAACGTACGTGCTTCTTACCCGCACCTCGATAAGCCGTACGGCGGCGAAGATGGCGGCGAGCCGAAATACTCGCTGACGCTTTTGATGCCGAAAGAAAGCCACGGCGAGATCGAGAAAATCCTCCGCGAGCAGATCGAAGTCACCAAGAAGAACCACAAGACAGGCGCGCTTAAAGTTGCTCCGTCCATGTTGTTCATCAAAGACGGCGACACCGATTTCCCGGACAAACCGGAATGCGAAGGGATGTGGGTTATCTCAGCGCGCGAAAGCAAACGCCCGGATGTGTATAACATCGAGCGCGAAGAGTTGACTACTTCTTCCGAAATTCTGGAAGAGATCTACGGTGGTTGTTGGGTGTCTGTCGTCATCCGTCCGTGGTCGCAGGAAAACAAATTCGGCAAACGCGTCAACGCCAACCTGATTTCCGTTCTCAAACGCAAAGACGACGAGCCGTTCGGTGAAGGTCGCGTTGACACGTCTGATGCGTGGGATGAAGACGAAGATTGGGAAGACGAAGTGTAATTCACGCCCTCGGGCGGTAATTCAAGGCCCGCCGTGTGCGGGCTTTTTTCATACAGGAGCGTTGACGTGGCAGATTGCATTAATCTTGACTATGAATCCCGAAGCCGGGTGAACCTTAAAACGAACGGCTTCGACCGTTATTCGAATGACGAATCGACGAAAGTGCTGATGGGCGCGTGGTCGATCAACGGCGGCGCTGTGCAGCACGTAGACCTTCATCGCGGCAAAAAGTTGCCCGGCGAACTGCGTGAAGCGCTGGAAGACCCGGACGTGGAGAAGTGGGCCTTTAACGCTCAGTTCGAACGCGTGATGACCCGCCGGGTGCTCGGCATTAAGACGCCGTACAAAGCGTGGCGCTGTACGATGGCGATGGCGTATATGCTCGGCTTCGCGGGCGACCTGCTGTCGGTCGGAACACAATTGGGATTGCCGGAAGAAAAGCTGAAAGACCCGGAAGGCAAGCGCCTGATCGACCTGTTCAGCAAGCCGCAGCGCGTCACGAAGAAAAACCCGTTTGAATGGCGCAACGAAGCGACCGACCCGGAAGACTGGTGGCACTTCTGCCGATACAACGTGCGAGACGTTGAAACCGAACTGGCGATTAAAGCGCGCCTGATGCGGTACCCGATTCTGGACGCCGAGTGGGATATGTACGCGCTGGATCAGTTCATCAACGACACTGGCGTGATGATTGACCGCGAATTCGCGTACTCGGCACTGGCACTCGCAGAAGCGCGCAAACCGCAGATTATGGAAGAAATGGCCGACATCACTGGCCTGAAAAATCCAAACTCCCCGGCGCAGTTAACACCGTGGCTCAAAGAGCGCGGCTATCCGTTCAGCGACCTCCGCAGCGACACCGTCAACAAAGTTATCCGTGAAGCCGATGAAAACGGCGTTGACCCGGACGCGATCCGCGTCCTGCGTATGCGCCTTAACAGCGCGAAAAACTCCCTGTCCAAATACCAGACCATGATTGACGCGGCTGGCGAGGATGGCCGTTTCCGCTTCTCGCTGCAATTCGCCGGGGCGAGCCGTACGAACCGTTGGGCTGGCCGTCGTATCCAGACCCAAAACCTGCCGAGAACGCCGAAGCTGATCGAGGATGTGACCGACCTGTCCATCGTCAACAAAATGATCCACCAGCGTGACCTTGATGCGCTGACGCTGTATGTGGGCGAGCCGATGGACGCGCTGGTGGGCTGCATCCGCTCCGCCTTCATCCCGACGCCGGGCCACAAGTTCATCGTTGCCGACCTGTCGTCCATCGAATCCGTGGTTATCGGATGGCTGACGAACTGCAAATGGTTCATGGACACGCTGGCGGCCAAGCACGACCTTTACCGCTCCTTCGCGGCTCACTGGCTGCACCTGCTGTATGAAGAGACGAAGCCACACCGCTCGAAAGCCAAACCTGCTACCCTCGGCGCGGGCTATCGCCTCGGCGGCGGCCATATGGACGAGAATGGCAAGAAGACCGGACTGTGGGGCTACGCCGAAAATATGGGCGTACACATGACGCAGAAAGAGGCAGAAGAGTCGGTACAGGCGTTCCGCGACCTTTGCCCGGAAATTGTGCGCGCATGGTATGACCTCGAAAACGCGGTATTCAAGGTTATCCGCACCCGTCAGGCCGTCGTGTGGGGCTGTCTGATTATCGAATACACAAAACCATTCCTGACCATCCGTCTGCCATCTGGCCGCAAAATGTATTACTTCCGCCCGCGTCTGGTCGAGCGCCAGATGACGGTTCAGAAGGGGCCGAAGAAAGGCGAGAAGTACACAAAGACCAACTTCCAGTACGAAGGCAAGGTGGAGGGCAGTGGCACCAAGTGGGGCAAGATCTACAGCCACGGCGGTAAGCTGGTGGAAAACATCGTTCAGGCACTGGCGCGCGACGTGCTCGCCGAAGGTCTGAAAAAGGCGCACCGCAAGGGCTTCCGCATCGTCATGCACATCCACGATGAAATCGTAACCGAAGTGCCAGAAGACAGCCCGCTGACTGTGGACGACCTGATCTCCTGCATGGTGGCCGAACTGCCGTGGGCCGAAGGTCTACCGCTTGGCGCTGCCGGGTGGGAAGGCTATTTCTACCGTAAGGATTAACATGGCCGAGCCGATAATCAGAGAATCGAAGGTCGAAAAGCGCTGCTGCGAATACGCGCAGGGGCGCGGGTGGTGGGTGTCAAAATTCACCTCCCCCGGTAAAAAAGCCGTCCCGGATCGTGTGCTGATCCGTGGCGGCGTTGTGCTTTTTATCGAATTCAAACGCCCCGGCGAAGAACCAACGGCGCAGCAGTATCACCGCCATAAGGAAATGCGCAAGGCAGGGGCAAACGTGACATGGGTGGACAATTTTGCAGACTTTAAAAACTACATTATCGCCTTTGAGTAGAGCGCTCGCGTATTGCCTGCGGACGGTTAAACTGAACCGCAGCGACATGCACGACTATCAGGACGAGGGCGTCCAGTTCATCAAAGACCATCCGTACTGCGGCATGTTCGTAGACCTCGGCTTGGGTAAAACCGTCATGACCGGGACGGCCATGCTCGACCTGATCGCGGACGGCGAAGTCAACAAAGTTCTCGTCGTTGCGCCGAAGCGAGTGGCCCGTACCGGGTGGCCGACGGAATTCGACGAGTGGGGGCATCTGTGTTTCTACAAGATGTCGATTATTGCCGGGAACGCCAAAGAGCGAGCGGCGGCCGCGAACAAGGACTGCCATTTTTACACGGTCAGCGTCGATAACATCGCGTGGCTATGCGAGCACTTCAAAACGAAATGGCCGTTCGATGCCGTGGTGCTGGACGAGTCAAGCATGTTCAAGTCTCACACCTCGCAGCGCTTCAAACTGCTGCGCCGGGTGCGCAAGTACATCAAACGGATCGTTGAGTTGACGGCCACGCCTGCGGCCGAGGGGTACATGGGTATCTTCTCGCAAATCTACCTGCTGGACGAAGGCGACCGCTTTGGTTCCACCATCGGCGGTTATCAGGACAACTACTTCACGCAGAACCGTTATAACTTCAAATGGAAACTGCGCCCCGGTGCGGAAGACGAGATTATTCGGAAGATTTCTGATATATGTTTAGTCATGAAAGCGGAAGACTACCTTGACATGCACGAACCGAATTTCGTCCCTATCCCGGTCGAGTTAGACGGGGAGACTGCGGAGCGATACCGCATGATGGAGGAAGAGAGCCTTGTCGAGATTATGCCGGAAGATTTCGACGAACATCTGGATGACCCGATTGTGATCGAGGCGGAGCAGGCGGCATCCTTGCAGTCGAAGTTATTGCAGATGTGCTCCGGTTTTATCTACGACACGAAAATTGTCGGCATCACGGAAGACGATAAGGTCATCAAGCAGAAGGACACGTACAGGCTGCACGACCTTAAATTCGATGCTCTGGAAGAATTGTTGGAAACCACGCTGGCCGACAAAAACGTGCTGATCGCCTACCACTTCAAACCGACCCTCGAACGACTGAAAGAGCGGTTCAAAGATCTGGTGGTCATGGACGATGATGGCAAGTGCATCAAGAAGTGGAACGCCGGAAAGATTCGCCTGCTGGCCGCGCATCCTCAGTCTGCGGGACACGGTCTAAACCTCCAGCACGGCGGCCACGTCATCGTCTACATCGACAATCCGTGGTCACTCGAACGCTTCCTGCAATTCAATGGCCGACTTCACCGTCAGGGGCAGAAGTTCCCGGTTACGATCTACCAGTTCAAAGCGATGCTGCGAACACCGAACGGGCTACTGGCCGAGACGGCCGACGATGTCGTTATTCAGGCATTAGTCGAGAAGGAGGACGTGCAGGACGCGTTCTTCGAACTGCTAGAACGCATCAAAGGGCGCATCAAACGCCGCAAGAAATCGAAAAATAAAGGGGTATGGGATGACGAAGAGTAATGCGCCACTGGCAACCCGGAATCGCCGCTCTAACGCGCCGGACGCCGACACAGAAGCGATGATCTTTCAGGGCTGCAATATCACGCAACTGGCAAAGCTGTTCCGCATGGAGCGCCGGGACATCACGCCGAAAATCATGGACGTCCCGCCTATCGGCGAGCGGGGCGGGTATCCGATCTACGCGGTACACGAAGTGGCCCCATACCTCGTTAAGCCGCTGTACGACGTCGAGACATACCTGCGCCGCATGAATTTCAAGGATCTGCCGAAGGAGTTGTCGAAGGAGTTTTGGGCCGGGCAGCGTGCAAAGCAGGACTTCGACATCAAAGCGGGCAACCTGTGGGAAACAGAGAAGGTGATCGAGCACTTCGGCGAGGCGGTGAAGGTACTGCGCATGTCGATGTTGCTCATTCCCGACACGCTGGCGCGTCAGGCCGGACTCAGCGAGCCGCAACGTCAGGTCATCACGTCATCCATTGACGCCATGCTGAACGACCTGTCGAGCGCGCTGATCGATAAGTTCAACGGCGACGAGGTGGACGACGATGAAGTTTAAGAGCATCGCGCAGATTATCAGTTCGGTGGCCGAGCAGTTACGGCCGCCAATGCGTATGACGGTGGCCGACGCGGCCGCCAAGTATCGCTACGTCAACCAACCCGGCGCATACGTCGGGGATTGGCTTAACTCGACGACGCCGTACATGGTCGAGCCGATGAACATGATGAACAGCCGGGCGTACGACAAGATGGCCTTTGTCGGCCCGGCGCAGTCCGGTAAAACCGATGCGCTGATCCTGAATAGCATTGTCTATTCGGTGAAAGTTGACCCGATGGATCTGATGATCTTCTGCCCGACGTCAACGGCCGCGCGTGACTTCTCGATGCGACGCGTAGACCGTCTTCATCGCCATAGCCCGAAGGTGGGCGAAATGCTGATGAAGAACCGCGACGCCGACAACAAATTCGATAAGCACTACATTACCGGGATCATCCTGACGTTGAGTTATCCGTCAGTAACCGAACTGGCGGGCCGTCCGGTTGGCCGTATCATCATCACCGACTATGACCGCATCGACGACGACATCGGCGGCGACGGTAACGCCTTCGACCTCGCATCAAAACGTACGACGACCTTCGGGTCGTTTGCCATGTGTGCGGCCGAGTCATCACCCTCCCGTCCGATTAAAGACCCGAACTGGATTAAGCGTACGCCGCACGAAGCCCCACCATGCGACGGGATTGTCGGGTTATACAACCGTGGCGACCGCCGACGCTGGAAATGGCCGTGTCCGCATTGTGACCAGTATTTCGAAGGCACCTTCCAGCTTTTGAAGTGGAACACGAAAGACGCCGATGGCAACCCGCTTACCAACCTCGAAAAGTCCGAGACGGTACGCATGGCCTGTCCGCATTGTGGGTGCGAAATCGACCCGGTAGACAAATACGAAATGAACCTGTGGGGGATGTGGGTGCCAGAAGGCTGTCACGTTAACGAGTTGGGCCAACTGGCCGGGGTGCCGATGCGCTCGTCATTCGCGTCCTTCTGGCTTCGCGGGACGGCGGCCGCATTCATTACGTGGCAGAAACTGGTACTGAACTACCTCGACGCGATGGACGACTACGAGCGTACGATGTCCGAAGAGGCATTGAAGAAGTTCTGGAACAACGACATGGGCGAACCGTATGTGCCTAAGTCGATCGAGACGGTACGTGTCCCGGAAGCCCTGAAAGCCCGCGCCGAGAAGTGGCCGGAACAGATGGTACCGAAAGACGTGCGGTTCTTGGCGGCCACGGTGGACGTGCAGAAGCATAGCTTTGAAGTATCGGTGCATGGCGTGGCCCCGGGCTACCCGTTCGACACCTACCTGATCGACCGTTTCAACATCACGAAGTCGCGCCGTCAGGACGATGATGGCGACCCGAAAATCCTGCACCCGGGCGCGTACCTTGAAGATTGGGATCTCATTGAAACCGAAGTGATGAACAAGACGTACCCGCTGTCTGATAATTCTGGCCGTTCGCTGCCGATCAAGATGACCGCGTGTGACTCCGGCGGTGAAGCCGGGGTAACAGGCAACGCGTACGAATTCTTCCGTAAACTGCGGAAGGAAGGGAAAACCGGGCGCTTCTGTCTGGTGAAGGGCGACCCGAAAGCGAACAACCCACGTACCCGCGTAGCGCTTCCGGACTCCAACCAGAAAGACAAGAAGGCCATCGCACGCGGCGACGTTCCGGTGCTGATGATTAACTCGAACGTGATGAAAGACAGCCTGAACGGCCGACTGGACGTCGTGGAGCCGGGCAAAGGCATGTACCACATTCCGGACTGGATGGGCGACGCGGTATTCGCCGAACTATGTACGGAGACGCGTGACGAGAAAGGCTGGCACAACCCATCACACGCCAGAAACGAAACGTGGGACTTGGCGTATTATTTATTGGGGATCTGTGTCAGCGGCCGGGTGCTCGGGATTGAACAAATAGATTGGGATAACCCGCCATCATGGGCCGCCGAGTGGGACGATAACAGCATGGTTATTTTACCGCAGAGCGATGAACCTATTGATGCGCCGAAAGATACCGAATACAGTTTCGAGAAACTCGCAATGGCGTTAGCATAGGAGAACCACCATGACACCAGAAGAATGCCGCGCGCAATATCGCCTCATGCTCAAAGAAGCGATGGATGCGTACCACCAATTAAACCTCGGCGGCTCGGTGCGCGTCGTGGTGGATCAGAACAGTGAACGCGTGGAATATACCGCAGCGAACCGACAAAGCCTATGGGCCTACATCGTTCGACTGCAAAACGCGATTAATTCGGACAACCCTTGCGCGGCCTTCATGGGCCTACCAAGTTCACCAGCAGGATTCTTATTCCCATGACCGAGAAAAAGAGAAGCACTACACAACGGGCGAAGAAAGCGGCAAAGACCGCCGACGTCGCTACGTTGGACGCCACGCCGCAGAACCCTTCGGCACTCGGTGGCGGTTTAGAGGGGGCAGAGCGTAACACGCGCGAAATGTTCCGCTGGACTCCTGCCATAATTTCACCTGACCAGCAGATCGCCCAAGACGGTACGCTGGCGCTTTCGCGTGCTCAGGACATCGTACAGAACGACGGCTACGCATTCGGCGCAGTGGCTATCCACCGTGACAGCGTCGTCGGCTCGCAGTACAAACTCAACTCTAAACCGAATTCACTGGTGCTCGGCGCGCCGGAAGGTTGGGCGGAGGAATTTCAGGAAGTAGTCGAGGCGCGCTTCAACATGGTGGCCGAGTCTCCGGAAAACTGGTTCGATGCCCGTCGGATGAACACGCTGACCGGGCTTGTCCGTCTGGCCGTTGGCGGCTTCATCATGACCGGGGAAGTTCTGGCGTCATGCGAGTGGATGAAGCCGAATGGAACTCGTATGCAGCGCCGTCCGTTTGGCACCGCGATCCAAATGATTTCGCCATACCGACTGTCCAACCCGGACAATATCATGGACGACAAGTATCTGCGCTCCGGCGTCAAACTGGATGAAATGGGTGCGCCGATCGGCTACTGGCTGCGGAAGGCGTTCCCGGGCGACCCGACTGACCTCGAACAATGGCGATGGGAATATCAGCCCGCTCGCTTCGATTGGGGCCGACGTCGGATGATCCACATCATTGAAGCGTTGCTGCCGGGCCAGACTCGCGGTATCAGTGAAATGGTCGCCGCGTTGAAGCAGATGAAGATGACCAGAAACTTTCAGGAAGTCACGCTGCAAAACGCCATTGTCAACGCGACCTACGCTGCGGCCATCGAATCCGAATTGCCGTCGGACGTGGTCTTCAATCAGATGGGTATGGGGCAGACGCCTTTCGGCGACATCCTGAAAACCTACATGGGGAGTCTGGCCGAGTACATCGCCGGATCGAAAAACATTGCAATCGACGGGGCGAAAATCCCGCACCTGTTCCCCGGTACGAAACTGAAAATGCAGCCCGCAGGAACGCCGGGCGGAGTCGGAACCGATTATGAAGAATCGTTGCTCAGGAACATCGCCGCATCACTCGGCCTTTCGTACGAGCAGTTCAGCCGCGACTATACGAAAACGAACTACTCTTCTGCCCGCGCTTCGATGGCTGAAACGTGGAAGTACATGGAAAGCCGTAAAAAGCTGGTAGCCGACCGTTTCGCTTCGATGATTTATACGTTGTGGTTGGAAGAAGAAGTCAACGCTGGTAATGTTCCACTGCCGCCGGGCTTCACTTGGCGCGACTTCTACGACCCGATGAAACGTGATGCGCTTTGCAACGCTGAATGGATCGGCGCGAGTCGCGGCCAGATCGACGAGAAGAAAGAAACCGAAGCCGCTATCCTTCGCATCAAGAATGGCCTGTCAACGTACGAAGCAGAAATCGCCCGCCTCGGTGGGGACTTCCGCGAAGTATTCAAACAGCGCGCCCGCGAAGAAGGCATCATCAAAGATTTGGGCCTTGATTTCTCCGGCAAGATGGTCGAAGGGACGGAGGCAAGCGGTTCAACTGGCAGCACTGGCTCGGACAACAACAACGAAGAGGATACGAAGGAATGAGCAACCACGTAAGAGCGAGCGTCTCAATGGCGCTCAGTCGTATGAACGGCCAGCCGATCGCCATTCGCGAGAATGACCCGACGCTGCTGACTAACATGCAACAAATGATGTCCTGTGACGACGAAGATTTTCAGGAGCGCGCTGAACAGCAGATGCGCGAAAACCTGTGTGCAGCGTATGGCGTTGGCCGACCATCTGCGGACAAACCCTTCGCCTTTTCGAACGGCCTCGCCATCATCCCGATCCACGGCACCCTGATTAACCGTTATGGCGGGTATTACTACGGCTACGTGACGGGCTACAATTTTATCCGCAGTCAGCGTAATGCAGCGCTGGCCGACCCGGATGTAGAGGCGATTATCTACGACGTCAACTCGAACGGCGGGGAAGCCGCAGGTTGTTTCGAGTTGTCTCAGGAAATGTTTGATACACGCGGCGAGAAACCTTCGCTGGCGGTTGTCGATTCAAACTGCTATTCTGCGGCATATGCGTTGGCGAGCGCAGCGGATAAAATCGTTGTAACGCCATCCGGCGGTGCCGGAAGCATCGGGGTTATCGCCCTCCACATCGACATGTCGAAGATGCTGGCGGACATCGGTATCACCGTGAATATCATTAAGTCCGGGGAGCACAAAGCCGACGGCAACCCGTACGAACCAATGAGCGATGAAGTACGAGCAGACTGGCAAGCGAGCGTTGATTTAATGCGCACCGACTTCGTCAATCTTGTCGCTCAAAACAGGGATTTAGATCCGAAAGTGGTGCGCGACACCGAAGCGATGTGCTATAACGCTGGTGAAGCGATGTCAATCGGTCTAATTGACGCGGTATCAACGCCTTCGAAGGCCGTTACCGAATTCCTCAACGGGCCGTCCGATAACAGCCCGGATCACTCAGGAGCGAACGCAATGAGCTTTACGCAAGAAGAAATGGACGCAGCCCGCGCAGAGGCGTCCACCAACGAACGAACCCGCATCGCCGGGATCATGGGCTGCGATGCAGCGGCCAACCGTACCAAACTGGCAAACCACATCGCCTTCAACACGAATATGTCCGTTGAAGACGCTACTGCGATGCTGACCAATTCCGCCGAAGAACCGAAAGCCGCTGTTACGACTACCGTCGTTGACGCCGCTGCGCCGGGTAAAACTGGAACCGAAGCGAAGGGTGACAGCCCGTTCGATTCAGTGATGGCAAGCGCGGAACATCCTAACGCTGGTGCCGACGCTGGCAACGAGCAGGAAGGCGCGAAAGAAACGGCTGGCCTGATGGCGGCAATGACCGCTGTCGCTGGCAACAACATGGCTAAGTAATAGGGGATCTTCGGATGAATCTTTTGACTATGATGGCCGCCACCAGCCTGCCTAACTATCTGGCTGGAAACGGCGACCTCGGCTCTTGGGAGCCAACCCAAATCTTCGCAGGTGAAGCGGATATTGTGACCGAAGGCGGTGCCGCTGGCGCTGACATCGAGATCTATCAGGTTATCGCGAAGAACGCCGCTGGCGCTATGGTGCCACATGACCCGACCGCGACCACTGGCACGTCTCCGGACGAAGTACCAGCACCGCAGTCTGTGGCTATCGGTATCGCAGCGCAGCCCGCGAAGTCCGGCCAGAACGTGCCGTACTACATCGGTGGTGTATTCAACCACGCTGCCCTCGGTTGGCACGCGTCGCTTGATACGCTGGCAAAACGTCAGGCGGTCTTCGACCGTACTAACATCCACATCGGCAATCTGTACTAAGGAGCAGCGCAAATGGCTGGACTTTACACTACTTACCAACTGCTCGAAGTACAGCGCAAGCTGAAAACGCTGCCTGCGTTCTTCCTGCAATGGTTCCCGCGCCAGATTAACTTTCAGGAAGACATGATTGCCTTCGATAAAGTTATTCAGGACGTAACCCGCGTTGCGCCGTTCGTTGCACCTAACGTACAGGGCCGCGTGATCAAAGAAAGCGGCTACAACACGAAGACTTTTAAACCAGCCTACGTGAAGCCGAAACACGTCATCGACCCTAACATGATCATCCCGCGTCAGCCGGGTGAAGCGTTGGGTACGGGTACCCTGTCTATCGCGCAGCGCCGCGACCGTGTCATCGCATATCTGCTGATGAAACACCGCGCCATGCACGAAAATACGTGGGAATGGATGGCGGCGCAGGCTGCGCAGTATGGTTACGTTGACGTTCAGGGTCAGGACTACCCGCTGGTGCGTGTAGACTTCGGCCGTGATGCAGCGCTGACCATGACGACCGACTGGACTGCGGCTGGTGTCACCCTGATGGACATGATTGCTGACCTGCGTGACGGTCAACGTCTGGTATCCGATAAGTCCATGTCCGGCACCGTTATCCGCGACTACATCTTCGGCGGCGACGCTTGGGATCAGTTCGTCAAGGTTGGTGGTAAAGAACTGTGGGGCAAAGATGGCCTGATGGACTCGACTATCCGTGGTTCTGAAACCAACGTTACCCGCCTGTGGGATGACGTGGAAGGCGTTCAGTACATGGGCGAACTGGTGGGTGCTAACGGTGCTGGCCGTATGCGTATTTGGGTGAACACTCAGAAATACCGCGACCAGAACGACCAAGAACAGTTCCTGATGAAGCAGAAAGCGGTAATGGGTATTTCCTCGGCGATCGAGGGCGTACGTTGCTTCGGTGCTATTCTGGATAAAGGTGCTGGCTATCAGGCGCTTGATTACTTCCCGAAAATGTGGGATCAGGAAGACCCGAGCGTGGAATACCTGATGTCTCAGGGCGCACCACTGATGGTTCCGGCAGACCCGAACGCGTCGTTCCTGCTGACCGTGATGTCCTAATAACCCGTAAATCAAACCATACGATCCGCCTGACCGGGCGGGTCGCTTTGAGGAAAGAGCCATGCCAAAACGTAAAGTTCTCCAGACCGTCATCGTTTACCGCGACGGCGCGCGTATCAAGCCTTCCATCGGCGAGATCTTCGATTTCAAACAGGCCGAACTGGACAGCATCAACAAAATCAACCCGGACGCCATTGGCCGCCCGGTGATGGAAGTTGACGTGGAAAATCAGGCAGCGCAGGAAGCCGCAGCGCAGCAGGCGAAAGCTGAAACGTCCAAAAAAGACGAGAAGGCCGACGGTGCTAAGAAAAACGCCAAAGACGATAAAAAGTCTGGCGCGGAAGACGAAGTCTAATTATGGCTTCTAACTTCGCAGCAATTAAAGCGAAGGCTCGCAGGGACGTACACGCGTCCCTGTCAGTACCTGCTCGCTACGAGAATTATTCGCAGGATGTCATCGTCGAAGACCTAAGCGTCCGCTGGCACAACAAAATCGCTATCATGGGCGATCTTGAAAACGGCGGCTACGCGAACATCGTCGAGGGCATCGAGCGAATCATTTTCACGCGTGAAGAACTGGCAGTCAAAGGCGTGGTGCTGTCCGAAGGGGATAGCATCATAATGACGGCCGAGGGATACGAGAACGCCCGTCTGGTTCTCAAAACGCAAGAACCCATCGTCGGGCCAGTGGAAGTCGTCTGGCAGGTGGCGAGGGCCGACTGATGCCTGTTAACGTGTTAGCGATTGGCTCTAATGAGTTGAAGGAGTATCTGGAACAGGTACCGGAAATCGCTAACAACTCGATCCGCATGGCGATTAATAGCGTGGCTGCTGGCAAGGGCATGACCCTTATCAAGAAGTCGATGACCGACGAGATCGCCTTTCCATCCGGCTATCTCAACGCAGACCGCCTAAAGCTGACTAAGCGCGCCACACAGACCAACCTCGAAGCCGTTATTACCGGGCGTAAACGCGCCACCAGCCTCGCCCGTTTCGTTACTGGCGGGGCAATGGTCGCTAACAGCAAACGGGGCGGCGGCGTACAAGTTCGCGTGAAGAAGGGCAAGACGACCTACCTGAAAAACGCGTTTCTGGTGCGCCTGAACAAAGGGGCCAGTCTTACCGAGGACAACTATAACATCGGTCTGGCCGTACGGCTTTCCGCCGGGGAATCCTTATCCAACAAACGCTCGCAGCACAAGTCATGGCTCGTACCGGGCCGCGTCGCATTGCTGTACGGGCCGTCGGTGGATCAGGTCTTCGCGGAAGTGTCCGAGACGGTCGCACCGAAGATAGGTGACATGGTAGCGGCAGAATTCCACCGTAATTTCGCGAGGCTGTCTAAATGAGTCAAAGGCTTGACATTCTTAAAGCATTGACAGCGCACCTTGAACAGATCACCATTGCAAACGGATACGCTTATGACCTGAAAGGTAAAGTGTATCGCGGGCGCGACCGATTTGGGGCGGACTTCACGTCTCGCCTCCCTATCGTGTCAATCCTCGAAGCGAAGGCTACGGACTACGGTAGCTTTGCCAACGAGGAACAGACCGTACGCATGGACGATTGGGTGCTGCTGGTACAGGGGTGGGTCAAAGACGACCCGCGAAACCCGACCGATCCGGCGTACGAACTGCTGGCCGAGGTGGAAAAAAGACTGGCTATGCTGGTGGCGAAGGACGAGCAGGGGCAACCGATGTATCCAGCCCTCTACCGCTTGGGTGGGAAGATTGCTAAACTCACACTCGCGCAGCCCGTTGTCAGACCACCAGAAGACGGCTTGTCCGATACGGCGTTTTTCTTCCTACCTGTTAGGGTAGGACTCAAAGTGGACATTAGGAATCCTTAACAGGAGAAACAGAATGAACGATAACTACCAGAATAACTATGTGGTAGGTCGCGGAACGGTCTACTTTGACCGATTCCAAGACGGCACTAACCGTAAGACTGGTGAAATGTATTTCGGTAACACGCCGGAATTCACCATCAATACCGATTCCGAAACGCTGGATCACTACTCTTCCGATCACGGTATGCGCGTGATGGATGCGTCCGTGCTGCTGGAAGCGTCTCAGGGCGGTACCTTCACCTGTGACAACATCAACGCGGATAACCTCGCGCTGTGGTTCCTCGGCGAAGTATCGAACACTACTCAGACGCAGCAGACCGACGCGAAAGAAGTGTTCAACCCGATTATGCGTGGTCGTTACTACCAACTCGGTACCACCGACGATAACCCGACGGGTGTTCGTGGCGTGACTAACTTCCAGATGGTCAAGGCGGATGCGTCCATCGCGATTTCCGTGGGTAGCGGCGACATCACTTCCATCGTCGGTGCCACTGTCGTTAACCCGGCTGGCAACTACGAAATCGATCTGGAAGCGGGCCGCATCTATATCGAGCCGGATTCCACCGACCTGTCGGGTAACGTGCAGATCGCCGTCCAGTACGACGTTGATGCGCAGAAACGTACGCTGGTCATCGGCAAGTCCAACATGGTGTATGGCGCGCTGCGCATGATCTCCGACAACCCGGTAGGTCTGAACAAGAACTACTACTTCCCGAAAGTGTCTATCGCGCCAGACGGCGACTACGCACTGAAAGGCGACGACTGGCAGGTCATGTCCTTCACCTTCAAGGCCATGCAGCTTAACAACATCACGCAGCGCGTCTATATCGACATCGTCGAAGCGGCCGCAGCGGTTGACCCGACCGCGCAGCGTACCATTGAAATCACGCCTGCATCGACTACGGCCACCACTGGCGGCGCGGGCGTCGTTTGTACCGTGACTGTCCGTGACGGCACTGGCACGGCGGTACAGGGCGACGCGGTGACGTTCACCACTGTGGCCGGGGCCACTGTCACGCCGAACAGCGCGACGACCGGGGCTACCGGGACGGCGACCACTACGGTCAATCGTGCCGCAGCGGGTACCGCTACTGTTACCGCGACGCTGGCAAACGGCAAAGCGGCCACTACCGGAACCATTACCTTCTCGGCTCCGTAATACATGCCAAACTGATAAAGCGCCTTCGGGCGCTTTTCTTTTATCTGCAAGTATGTGCTACATTAACGACGGATTAGCGCAAAGGAGATCCGTCAAATGTCACTATCAGATTACACACCAGAAATCGAAGAAATCACCATCCCGGCCAGACGTGGTAAAAAGGCTGGCTCGTTTAACGTCCGTGGGCTTTCCTTCCACGACATTTCCAAAATCATCCGCGTTCACTATCACGACCTTGATGGCCTGTTCGACCTGTACCAGAAGACCGCCGGGGAAGACCTGACGGCCATTGCTACCGGGCGTTTCGCCGTGTCGCTGGTATCAGATGCGCCGGGGCTGGTGGCCCACGTCATCGCGCTGGCCGCCGACGAAGAAGCCGAACTGGAAAAGGTTCAGACGCTGCCCCTGCTGGTGCAGTTCGACGCCTTAAAGAAGATTGCCGGACTGACGTTCTCGGACGTTGAAGAAGTAAAAAAGATGTTCGCTCAGGTAATGGAGCAGATCGGCAAGATGAAGGGCGAAGAGGCGGTGTCGAAACCCGGTCAAAGCGCGAAATAGTTCTCGACTTCCACAATAACCTTCGTGCCACGGTGTCCTTCCTCATGTCCGAGGGACACCCGGCCGCCCGGCATTACCCGTTAGGATACTTGTGGTCAGAAACGAAAATCGCGAAGCGCCGGGTAAACGCGGGTTATGTCACCCAAAGTTTACTGATGCAGTCCTGTATCGGCGCTGTACTCAACGGCAAGAAAGGCGGGAAAGAGTATAAAAAACTAATCAAGGAATTATCTGATGGCTAACAGTAAAGACGTCGAGCTACGAATCCGGGCGAGGGACTACAGCCAAAAGCCCTTAAAGGCTGTGACCAGCGCTATCGAGCAGATGGCAAAGGCGCAGGACGAACAGCGTAAAGCAGCCGAGCGCGGTGAAATCTCGACGCGTGATCTGGAAGCCGCATACAAAAAGCTGGAAAGTGCCGGGAGCCAACTGCTCAAACTCAACTCGCTGATCGAGGTGTTCAAACGGCAGAATCAGGCCATGACGGAGGCGACGGCCAAGACCGAAGGACTCCGCCAGAAACAGGCCGATCTCCAGAAGACCTACGATTCCACCGAGAAGGTTACGCAGAAACAGGAACGGGCGCTGGCCCGGGTGACACGTCAGGTCGAAGCCGCAACCCGCGCGGAAGCGAATCAGGCCGAGCGTGTCAACCGGGCGACCCGCGACCTCGAACGATACGGGATCGAGACGTCGAAAGTTGGGGCGGCCCAAGCGGGCATCGTCACCAGTGTCGCGCAGGTCAACCGTGTCCTCGAACGTCAGGACGAAATCATTTCAACGTCTGCCGCTGCGGCCGCACAAGCGAAGGTCATTCGCGGATTGCAGCAGCAGGCGGATCAGGCGATGGCGACGGCTCGCGGGTACCAAACCCTCGGCCGCGTGGTGCAGCAGGCAACCGGACAACTCGGGCCGCTTGGCACGCAGATCCAGACCATCGTCAGCCCGGCAGAAGCGGCGCGCCGCACGCTGTCCGGCCTTGAGAATCAGGTACACGGCGTTACCGCAGAACTGGCTCGCAATAGCAAGGAAGTGGAGAACGTCGCTCAAAAAGTAAGAATGCTCAACGAGGCGAATAAAACCGTCTCGGCGCTGGCGCAGCAAATCGACCTGTACCGTCAGCAGGTGGCAACCCTTCGGAACGCCCGCACTGAATACCAACAAGCGCGACAAGACGTCATCAAGTTAGCACAGCAGATGCGCACCGCGACAACTGATACGGGCGCTTTAGGTATTCAGATGCAGGCCGCCCAACAACGGCTTTCCGCAGCCGCGACGGCTATGCGAAACACGGCCACGGCCGCCCGGTCTACCCAAGCGGCATTACGTGCGGCGCAGGTGGACACGCGTAACCTGTCCGATGCGGAAGCCCGGCTGATCTCCACCAGCCAACAATCGGCCGCAGCACTTAACACGCTGTCCACCGCGACCAACCGTAACAGCCAAGCGGCGCGCGACGGGTCGAAGGCGTGGTCACTGTTCCGCGACGAGGGCCGTACCACGCTGTCCTTCCTGCAACGTATTCGCGGTGAAGTGCTGGCGCTGACGACCACGTACGTCGGTTTTCAGGGCGCTATCAGTCTGGCGGGCGGCGCGATCGACGCGTACAAGAACCGTCAGCAGGCGATGGTCAAGATTGCGAACGTGGTGGGTAACAGCCAAGCGGCCATCAACAAAGAGTGGGAATACATGGTCGGTCTGGCGAATACGCTCGGGATCGACATCACCACCCTGTCGCAGTCGTACACGAAATTCGCCGTATCCGCGAAGGCGGTCGGTCTGTCATTGCAGGACTCAAAGTTCATCTTCGAAAGCGTAGCGAAAGCGGGCCGTGTCTTCCACCTGTCACAAGATGACATGGAAGGCGTATTCCGCGCGCTGGAACAAATGCTGTCGAAGGGTCAGGTGTATGCGGAAGAATTGCGCGGCCAATTGGGTGAACGTCTCCCGGCGGCTTTCGCGCTGTTCGCAAAAGGCATGGACATGACCACCGCCGAACTGATGAAGGCGATGGAAAACGGGGAAGTCACTGGCGAGGCGGTTATCAACTTCGCCCGCGAGCAGGCCAAAGCGATCGACGCTCAACTCGCTACGGCGCAGAAAGGTGTCGATGCGATGGAAGCGCGCGCCCGTAACGCCATGAACGCGTTTCAACTGGCATTGGCCGACGCAGGCTTTATCGAAGCGTACGTGCAGATGCTGAACAAGATCACCGACTTTCTGAACAGCGAGGATGGCCGGGCGGCCGCCGTTAAACTCGGCGAGGCGTTCGGTATGTTGGCAGACGCAGTGACGTGGTGCATCGAGAACGTGGACACGCTGATCACCGCGTTAAGCATTCTGGCCGGGCTGAAAGTGGTGCAGTTCATCGGCGGCATGATCTCCGGCCTTAAAAACCTGCTGCCGCTGTTCAATACGTTGTCGAAAATTGGCGCGGGCATCATCACGGTGCTGGAAGGCGTAGCGGCCAGAATGATTGCGGCGGAGGGGGCTATCGGTCTTCTCGGCGTGGCGCTCAAAGGTCTGACCCGGTTAATCCCGATTGTCGGGTGGGCGCTGCTGGCCTACGACATCGGTGCCATCATGTACGACCAGTCGCAGACCTTCCGCGAGGCGGTCAACGCGGTCATCCGGGACTTCAAGAACCTCGGCAATCAACTGGCGGCCGTCGTCGATACTATCCCTGCACTGCTGTACGATCTGGCAGTGTCGGTGCTGCGCCCTATTACCACGATGTTCGCCGACACCACGCAGGCGATTATTAAGTGGATCGCGGATGTCCTGAAACTGATCCCGGGCGTTGGTCAAGGGCTGTCCGAGTGGGCCACGTCCATTGGCGACGACCTGACGAAAGAGCAGCGCGGCTTCCTCGAATCGACGGGCCGTATTTGGGATAACGTCAATAAGCAGTGGGTGAAACTGAACGACGACATGGTCGCGAAGAACGCCGATGCGACTGACAAGATTCGCGGGCAGGTCAACCAACTGGCCGCCGACATGGCCGCTATCACGAAGGGTGAGGGCTTCCAGTTCACGCAAGACCCGGGAACAGGCGTCACGAAGCGCAGCCGTGAAATCGCGGGCCTGACGAAAGAACTGAACAAGATGGAAGAGGCGGCCAAGAAGGCGGACGTTGCGTCGCGTAAAGCGGAGCAGCGGAAGAACCTGTCCGGCCGCCTTGCCATTATTGACGAGGAATTCGCGCCGCAGTACGCCCGCGCCAAGTCGATCGGCGGCTCGGAGGGTGATGCCCTTACCAAACGCCTCGACGCCGTTGTAGCGGCGCGCAAGAAGGCAGAAACGACGCTGTTCAACTCGCAGCAACGTACGACGGGTGGCATCAAGAAACAGGAAAACGCATTACAGGCGCTGATCAACAAGTACAACGAGTTGAATGCGGCCGTCGGCGTGAAGGAAGTCAAGATTGACCCGAATGCCACGTTTGACGACCGTCTGGCTGCTAAACTGGCCGCCGTCAATACGCAGTACGATCAGCTAATCGCCAAGTCGAAGAAACTCGGCACTGGCGGGGAAAATCTGGCCGGGCAGTTCGAAGACCTACGCAAACGCAATCTGGAATATGCGACCACGCAGGCCAAACTCGAAGAACTGAAACGCATTCAGGATCAGTTAAACGCGCAGCAGGAGACACGCAAAAACCTGCTGGACGAAATCAACGCCAAGCGTCAGGCCGGGATTATCTCGGAAGACGAAGCTGTCTCGCAGACGGTGGCGCTGTATCAGAACATGAATGCGGGTATCGCGTCGTCGGCCGAGCAGCTTGACGTCTTCGCGCAGAAGATTAAAGACACGATGTCGCCGGAAGAATTCAGCCGCATCATGGCGCAGATTGCAGCCGTCAAAGCCGGGCTGGTGGATGTCACTGGCACCTTCACGACGATGGACACGACTGTCGTTCAGGGCGTGCTGGACGGTATGAGCACGGCGCTGTCTTCCATCGTTGACGAAATGGCGTTGGTCGTGGCCGGGTCGCAAAGCATTGGTGATGCCTTCTCGAATCTCGGCGTGGCCGTGGCTCGGTTCTTCGCGGACTTCTTGCAGAAGATCGCGATGGCTATCTTGCAGCAGATGGCGCTCAACGCACTGGCCTCAATGGGAGGTGGTATCGGTTCGGCGGCCGTGGCACTTGGCGGTACCGTGGCGAAACACAATGGCGGCACCGTCGGCAGCAAGACAACGGGCGGCACGCAGATGAAGGGTGGTATCAGCCCGGCCATGTTTGCGAATGCCCCGCGCTTCCACGACGGCGGTCTGCCGGGCTTGCGTTCTGACGAGGTTCCGACCATTCTGCAAAAAGGCGAACAGGTGCTGTCGAAGGACGACCCGAACAACGTACTTAACCAGTCGCGTGGCGGCGGCCAGACGGCGCAGTCGCCACAAGGTCTTCGCTTCGTGCTGGTGGATGACAGGTCGAAAGTGCCGGAAGCCATGAACACGCCGGAAGGAGAAAAGGCGGTAATGCAGATTCTTCAACGCAACGTACCGACGTTGAAAAACTTAGTGGGATAACAACAATGGCTTTGAGCGGACTGCGCCCCGCGCGCGAGCAGTTTAACCAAGCAATCTACGACGCCCTTAACGGGGCGTACCAGCTTTACGTTCAGGACGCCTTCGGGCAGGCGGCGGCCAACCAGACGTACTACATGGCGAAGTGGATGAAGTTGAAGGCCGGGACGTACACGGCGGTCATGTATGTCGATGACTCCGGTACCCTGTCTATCGATCATGCCGTCGTCGCGACTGCGGCCATCGGCACCAATCCGAACAGCGGGGAATTTACCGTCGCGGCCGACGGCGTGTACCGCTTCGACTGCATCTACTCCAACGTCCCGGCCGATACCCCGGCATACATGGCGTACCAGTTAATCCGTGACGGCCAGACCGTCGAGGTTAGCCGGGCCAACGATTTCATCGCCGACATCGTGCCGATCCCGGACAAAGCATTGGGGCCGAAGCCGCCGTACTCCGACGACGTGCGCCTGACGTACCCGGTGTTCCTGCCGCTGCCGAACTGGAAAGACGGTGTCACCGAGCGCATCGAGTGGCAAACCGACGTCATGATCTCCGAGTCCGGCGCAGAACAGCGACGCCCGATCCGCCTGCATCCGCGCCGCTCGTTTGAAGCGACGTTCCTGCGGTGGGAGGAAAACCGCACGCTGCTCGACACGACCATCGCGGGTGTCGGCCAGTCGCCGTTACTCCTGCCTTTATGGCATGACATGACGGCCACGGAAAACAATGCGCCAGCCGGGTCGGTGGACATCTTCGGCCAGTTCCGTGTCAAAGATTTCAACGTGGGCGACGTGGTCATGTTCAACCGTGGCACGACGTGGGACTACGAGACGAACATTATCGCCGGGCTGGACATTGACGCCGGGCATATGACGCTGACGTTTGGCCTCCAGTCAGACACGCCGAAAGGCACGCGCCTGTATCCGGTTCGCGTCGCGCAGATCCGTGAAGCGATGAACGGCCAGCAGATGACCGATAGCGTGTCTCAGACCCAAGTCCGGTTCTTCTGCACCGAGAACTATGACCTGACGCCATCGTGGTCAGATTTCCCGATCTACACCCGTACCGGGCTGCACATTTTCGTCTTGCCGGAAGATTGGGGGTCATCCAACGAAATCACGTCCGACCGCCTGACTTATAACTTCGACAACCAGTCTGGCCCGGTGGTCGTGGTTGACCCGGGCGGCCAGAACTACGGTACCGTGAAGAAGTCATATACCATCAAAGGCCGCACGGCGGACAGGCAGTTCCGGCAGATCCTGTTCGCGCTCCGTGGCCGTACCAAGACTTTCCACCTGCCGCTCGATACCAACGACTTCATCCTGTCCCGCGACATCAACCCGGCTGACGGCGCGCTCGTAGTACGGCGCTGCGGTTATACTCAGTACATCGGCGGGACGCAGGAAACGAAACGTGACATCATGGTCGAACTGTACGACGGTACCAGAATCCCGACCACCATCATTTCGAGCCGTATCGTTGGGGATGAAGAGTGGCTATTCCTGTCACAGTCCATCCCGGCGACGTCCAGAAACGACGTCCGGCGCATCGGATATATCCCCGTAGCGCGATTAGATGTTGACGGAATCGAAATAAAACGGTTGACTGACTCGGCGGGCGTAAGTCAAGTTTCTCTGACCTTCAAGTTTTTCGACGATCGGAGGATTGCAACGCCCTTACCATTATCATAAGAGGGCATTATGTCTTACAACATTATCGAGACGTCCAACGACAACGGCAGACCCGTCTTTATGTACGAGTTTCGCCTGCTGGATAAATACTGGCGTTATACTTCCGCAGACGCTAAAGTAAGTGCGCTGGGGAGCATTTGGGAACCGATGGGGGTGTCCGACGACGGGATTAAACAAACGGGCGAGGCTAAGACGGATGCGCTAAATCTGACACTGCCAAACTCGAATCCCGTCGTCGGCCTCTTCATCGGGACTCCCCCCGGCTCCCCCGTAACCCTGACTATCCGACGGATGCACCTTGACGATAATGACCCGGTGGTCTGTTATGTCGGCACCGTCGATAGCATAAATCAGGGTGAAAATCCTACCGTAGCAACTGTCACCTGTTCAACTCTGTCGGCCACGATGGACAGAAATGGTCTGCGCCTGTCGTGGAGCCGTGGTTGTCCGCACGCGCTGTATGACGGCCAATGCCGCGTTAACAAAGAAGCATTCCGCGTGGATGCCACGATCCTTACCGTTGGCGCGGGTACCGTTACGGCGGCTGCATACGCCACACGGCCAGACGGGTATTTCGCAGGCGGCTTCATCGAGTGGATAGATCCGGTGTACGGCGTGGAACGTCGCGGCATCGAAACCCATACCGGGAATACCATTACCATCTTCGGTACCGTAGACGGCTTGGCCGGGGGCTACATCCTCAAGACTTACCCGGGATGCCCGCGTACCAGTGCGGCCTGTGATACCATCTTCAACAATCTGGCTAACTTCGGCGGAATCCCGTCGCTGCCAGACCGTTCCCCGTTCGACGGCAACCCAATCTTTTAAGGAGAATCGCTATGTGGTGGGCGTTAGCTATGCTGGTGGCCTCGGTGCTGATCAACGCGGCCCTCGCGCCGAAGCCTGCATCGGCAAAACCAGCAACAATTCAGGATTTCGACATCCCGCAGGTGAAGGAAGGCACGCCGCAGTCCGTGGTATTCGGCGAGGTGTGGACAGCCGACTGGCAGGTATTGGGCTTCGGCAACTTCCGAACCAAAGCAGTTAAAGCGAAACAGGCGAAAAAATAATGAGCAGACACGACGAGCCGCAGGATCAGCCGCGCATCTTTATGCGCCATGCCCGGAAACTCGGGTATTGCAAAAACGGGTCGGAGCGCTTGGCCGAGCGCTTCGGGATCACCTTCGAACAATTCCTACGGGAAGGCTACCCGGTAGCGGAAGCCATGAAGTCCGCAAACCCGCTGCTGCGTAAGGCCGCAGCCGTGGCCCAACAAGAATGGGACGAGGCGCACGCACATGGGAAGTAAATCCAAGAAGGTTACGGTTGGGTACAAATACTACATGGGCCTGTTTATGGGCCTTTTCCGTGGCCCGGTGAATGAGATTACCGAGATCCGCGTGGGCGACCGTACCGCGTGGACGGGGTCAATCACTGGCAACACCACCATCCAGATCAACAAAGAAAGCCTGTTCGGCGGCACGAAGGCGGAAGGCGGCATTGATGGCCCGCTCGAAGTTTACATGGGCGCGCCGACGCAGACCGTCAGCCAGAAGTTAAAGAACATGCTCGGTGGCCGTCAGCCGGAATTCCGTGGCGTCGTTACCGCATACTTCGACGGTCTTATCTGCGCCATGAACCCGTACCCGAAGCAGTGGAAATTCAAGGCCCGCCGCTCTACGGCCGGGTGGACTGGCGGCGTCTGGTATCCGGAAAAATGTCTGGTCAAGATGCAGGGGTACGACGGTCAGGGCAATCAGCACGAAATCCACGCCATGAACCCGGCGCACATCCTGTATGAGTGCCAGTCGAACTACGAGTGGGGCCGTGGCCTGTCACGCACGCTTATCGACGATACGACGTTCCGCCTCGCGGCCGACACCCTGTTTAACGAGAACTTCGGCCTTTGCATCCGATGGAACCGTCAGGACACGCTCGAATCGTTCATGCAGCTTATTCTCGACCATATCGGCGGCGCGATGTACGTCAGCAAAGTGACGGGCAAACTGTCCCTGCGGTTGATCCGGAAGGACTACGACTTCGATACGCTGCCGATCTTCGACACGGATTCCGGCCTGCTGTCCATTCAGGAAGCGACCAACGCGTCTCCGGCCAATCTGGTTAACGAAGTGGTCGTGACTTACCACAACCCGGTCATGGACGAAGACCAGCAGGTGCGAAGCCATAACCTCGCGCAGATCCAGAATCAGGGATGTCTGAACAGCAACACGATTGAATACCTCGGCATCCCTACCGGGAAACTGGCGATGCAGGTGGCGCAGCGTGACTTGCGTGCCGCGTCAACCAACGTCCGCCGTTTCACCGTCATTTGTGACCGCCGGGCATGGAACGTGCAACCGGGCGACGTGCTGAAAGTGCGTGACCCGAAACAGCGCGGCCTGACCGAAGTTGTTATCCGCGTCGGTACAGTTGAAGACGGCACGCTGCCGGACGGCAAGATCAAGGTTGTCGCGCTGCAAGACCAGTTCGCCTTCCAGTTAAACACGTTCAACCAAGTCGAGCCGCCTGCCGGGTACGAGCCTAACCTGACGCCCGCGATTGCCCGCCGCATCGTGTACGAAATGCCGTACGTGGATTTGGTGCAGCAGTTACCGGACGGGGAACTGAATGCCGTTGGCCCTAACGATGCGTTTATCAACTCGCAGGCCGAGAAGCCGACCGACATGTCTGCCGCGTACGACATGGGTATCATGGCCGAAGGTGAATCCGGCTTTGACGTCCGGGGTAACGGTGACTTCGGCGCGTTCGGATCGCTGGCCTCCGACATCGACTACCTGTCAACGCAAATCGTTTTGTCCGAAATGACCGACATGTGGGACGACGTGCAGCCCGGATTTGTGGCGCGCATCGCCAAGCCTGTTCTTGACGGCCAACGCACGCAGATGGAAATCGCCGAAGAGTTTGTCCGCATCGACGCCATCAATGGCAACGTGATTACCGTGGCGCGCGGCGTACTCGACACCATCCCATTCCGCCACCAGAAAAGCGAAATGCTTTGGGTGACGACGTATGACGGCGGTACCGACTGGCAGAAATATGCGGGCAACGAATCAATCGACATCAAAATCCTGCCGTGGACATTGGGCGGCGGCCGCTTCCCGATTGAAGATGCGCCGATTGATCATCTGGACATGGACTTCCGTCAGATCCGGCCATACCCGCCGGGCAACGTGCAGCACTATCTCGCTTCGACATCAACGCTGCAACGCTGGTATGTCCCGTCCGCGCTGACCTACACGGCCAACGCCGGGGAAACACCTGACACGTACACCCTGACTTGGGCGCACCGCGACCGCGTACTGCAAGGCGATAAGCCCGTCCCGCACATCGACGGCGACATCGGGCCAGAACCGGGAACCTCGTACACCATTCGCGTCTACAATCAGGAAGGCACATTGGTTCGCACCGAGTCCGGCATCAACGGCACGACGTGGAATTGGCCGTACGCAACCGCAGCGGCTGACATGAATGTCGAAGCCAGCCTGTTCGATCCGGTGCTCGCGACGCTCCGCCTGACGTCTGCCCGCAATGGCCGTGAAAGTTGGGAATACTACGAAATGAAGGTCAGCGTTTATAAGAAGCCGCCGCAGTTCGTATATGACGCCAGCCTGATGCAGTTCGCCGCGCAGCCGTACAACGCCACCAGCGATCCTAACCCGCCAACGCCACCGATGGACGGCCCGTATGTTTCATCCCTGATGCAGTTTGCCGCGCAGCCAGATGGTAGCGAGGACTTCGGCCCGGCGGAAAGCATGAATGGCCCGAACGTGGCGCTACTGCCGCACCAAGTCACGCAGACGTCGTCAATCATTACGCCGCTCGATACGCTGCTGTATGAAACGCCGTACATCCAGTTATCCCGCGACGGCCGTGACCTGAATACATCGAAGGTCAGCGCATACGTGGCCCGGTCTTCTGACCGCACCGTCGATTCGTACACCCTGTTCACCAAGCACGAAACGGACGCGAACTACACGTCGTCCGGGACTCAGCCGTGGACACCGTGGGGCATGTCAACCGTCGGCCTCGGCTTCTTCACGGACGAAGTGACCATCGACCCAACGTCCGATAAAGACGGCGTTCCGGTAGCTCCCGCGAAGGTTGGTGATCTGCTGCTTATCGATCAGGAATTGGTGTCCATTACCGCCATCAACGGCCGCACGTATAAGATTGGTCGTGGCGTAGCAGATACCATCCCGGCGCAGCACTACAGCAGCCGTCCTGTCTGGCTGATCTCCGTGGGCTTCGGCTACTCCGACATGGCATTCGGCGACAACGAAAAAGCGATGGTCATCATCCGCCCGGATACCTACGGCACCGACATTCCGTTGAGCAAGCTGTACCCGCTCCAATTGCAGATGCAGTACCGTCCGAAACGTCCATACCCGCCGGGCCTGATGATGATTGGCGGCCAACCGTTCTTCAATACCGCGAGCGGACTGGCTGACGATTTCAACCCGTACGACAACCTGAAAGCGAAGGACGTGGTATGCACGTACGCACACCGCAACCGTGTATCGCAATCCACCACGGCGCGCGACCACTTCGCCGTCGGCATCACTCCGGAACCGGGCGTGAAGTACCGCGTGCGCATTGGTTATGCGTACTGGTCGCAGTCAGGTAGCGGCTTCTCGCTGCTGTCTCAGTTCGAAACGGAAGACGCGGGCTTCATTATGCGTGCCGCCGACCTCGAACGTTGGGGCCGTCAGGCGGGCTATGCGCAGGACGCTGGTGGCTATTCCACGTTAAACGTGACCGTCAACGCGATTCGTGATGGAATGCTGAACTGGCAGGGGTATACGATGACCGTGCGCGTGCCGTCCTTCCCGCTTCCTCCGGGACAGAAACCGGGCGGTGGCGATGGGCCGTGGAACCCGCCGGGTGGTGGCAATACTGGCGGTACTACTCCGCCGACGGAGCCGCCGGATCGTCCAGACCCGAGCGAGCCGGGCACCACTGACCCATCCGAGCCGACGAAGCCGGACGAGCCGGAAGAACCGCAGCCACCAGTCGATCCGGAAGACCCGGATACTGACCCGCCGGAACCGCCGGAACCGCCCGTTGACCCGACCAACGTACCGGGCTGGTCATTGAGTTGGGATCACGGTTGGGCGATGACACTGCCAGATTTCCGATATGTTCCACCAGCAGACGAGGAACCTGAATAATGCCGAAAAAGACAGCCCCGAATCAGGGGCTACCCTACGGGTGGATTCGCGGGGAAGACTATTGGGGCGGCCCGATGTCCGACTCGCAGATCTTCCTCGACACCACGCTATTCCTGACACTGGAATCGCTGACCTTCTCCGCTCCGCCGCCGGACGTGGTGGACGGGGCCACCTACGTCGTCGCGGCTAACCCGACGGGGGCGTGGGCCGGGCATGAAGGCGACGTGGCCGTGTACGTGGAAAAGGTCTGGACGTTTTACAAGCCTCGCTACGGATGGCGCGCTCGCGTCCGTTCGTACGAGAAATTCTTGTGGTTTAACGGCACGACGTGGCTTGACGAGGCGACCGGGGATGACCCGGTCAACCCTGACCCTGACCCGAGCGTTAAGCCGAAATGGTACGACATCGGCGTTACGGTGTCGGACAGCATGTACGCGAATGAACCCGTCGTGCATCTGCCGATCCTTGACCCGATGTACCTGCCCGCCAACATGGTAGGCTCTCAGTTCGACATGGCCGACGGTGCAAGCCCGGCCTATTACCAATTCCGCGTGCAGCGCAACGGCCAGAACGTCGCAACGATGACCGTGGAAATCGGAAACTTCAACGCATCGTTTACCACCGCCGGGGGCAACCCGATTTCCTTCGCCGCCGGGGATCGCATGACGGTTCGCGCGCAGCAGGAAGCGGTCGCCGGGATGAAAAACTTTGGCTTCGTAATTCGCATGGGACTGGTCTAAGGGGATCACATGGCAAGTTATTTTGATGGATATGAGCAGTTCCGTTCGACGGACACGTCTAACCCGGGAACCTTTATGCGGCTCGCCGGGTACACGGTTCGAGGCGCGATTTCGGCGGGTCTTGGCCGCCTCCCGGCGAGCATCGGACTGTACACGCTGAACAGCGCCTACGAGCGCGATTGGACGTGGGGTGGCGACACCCTCACCATCGGCTTTGCGTGCAAGCAGCAGGCGCGTGGCGCGTTATTCGGGCTAAAGATCGGTGACGCCACTGGCCGCGACGTCCCGCATGTCGTCGTATACACTGATCCTGTGTCTGCGCTCGTCACCATTCAGACCGGGCCAGACCAACTGGAAGTCGGTTATGTCACACCGATCCCGACGCGCTGGTACTACTACGAAGTCGTGATGAACCGCGCCACGAAGGTTATCGAGGTGTTCGTTAACGGGAAGTCCGACGTGGCGTTCACGCTGCCGGACGTCCTCGCGGCGTCGGCCGTTGTGCGCATGGTCTTCAACCCGTTCGACATGCTCCCGGCGTTCCCTGCCGATGCGAACTACAAGGAAGACACGAAAGTCTTCGACGACATGTATGCGCAGGACGGCGGCCGTTTAGGGGCCATCCAGATCAGCGGCCGACTGCCGGACGGCGACCGCGATACCGAATGGGGTGTTGCCGGGCCTAACCCAACGGCCGCACATAACCAGATGGTCGGCAGACTACCGCCGGACATGGCAAATCTGTTTATCTATACTGGCACGAATGACCGCCATGACTCGTTTATCTCGACGGCGAAGTTACCGGATAACGGGGCCATTCTGGCGCAGGGATTGATCGCATTAGTCCGGAAGGCCACGGCCGACCCGGTGTCGATTATCGCGAACATTGACAGTCACACCGTTACCCTGTCGAATATTGGCCGTAATTGGGAATATCGTTACGCGCAATTCACCACAAGCGGTTATGATCGAGCCGCCATTGAAGCCGCCGAATTCGGTGTGCGTTCAGTAATTTAAAGGGGTTACTATGCTGAAATTTATGGACGGATTTGACCAACTACGCGGCTGGACAGACGTTATCGACGGGCTGACCAAGTGCGGGTATACCGTTGCAGGTACGCCCACGCTGGAGGAAGGGCGCGTGGCTACGCAGATGGCGGTGTCACTGCCGGATGCGGCCAGCCTGAAACGCGTGTTCACCTCCGGGGCCACGAAGGTCGTGTTTGGCTTTGCCTTCCGTGCGATCGGGAAACGTCACACCCTCGTCACCATCAAAGATGTCGCGACGGTTACGTGGAACGAGACGGACGGGAAAATCTCGGCGGCGGGCGGTACCGGAACGGCGGTGCTGCTGCTGGACTTGTGGTACTACATCGAAGTGGTGCTGGACAAGACCACCAGCACGATCGAGGTGTACGTGAACAACGGGCTGGACATCACCGCGCCTTCGCCGTCGAGTGCTAACCCGGTCACTAACTACGAAGTCACATGGGCGGGTGTTGCCACGGCGCAATACCTTCTCGACGACTTCCAGTTCATCGACAATCAGCCGGGCAAGTACACCGACCGCATCGGGCCTATCCAGATCACCAGCCGCCTGCCGATGGTGGACGTGGACAAAGAGTGGTCGCCGTCGTCCGGTACTGACCACTACCCGCTCGTCTATAACCAGCCGCCCGTCGAAGGGTCGTACATCCAGTCGAACACGTCCGGCGCGATGGACACGTTTTTATCTAACACCGTCATCCCTGACACGCAAAACATTCTGGCCGTCGGCATGACCGTACTGAACAAAAAGTCTGACGTGGACAACCGTCAGTTAGGCATGGTCATGGGGCAAAAAGGCAGCACGCAAAAAGAAGTTATCGACGCGGCGCTATCCACGACTGAAAAGTATAGTTATGCTGTGTTTGAGACGAATCCGGCCGGACTGGACTGGAATGATGAACGACTCAGCGAAGCGCCGTTCGGCGTTGCCGTAAGACCATAAGGAGCATACCGAAATGTTTAAATTCTGTGACGGGTACGACCACTACGCCGAAATCGGCGTGAAGGGTACGGCCCTACAAAGTTATCTGGAAGCCGCCGGGTACGTGGTGCGTAACGCCAGTGATACCACCTTTTCCGTTGTCGAGGGCCGCCGGACTGGTGCGCGTGCGCTGAAGTTCACCGTGGCCGCCAGTTCGTCCGTCAACGCCTCCCTGTCATGGGGCTTCACCACGACGGCCACGTCAGTCGTCTTCGGCTTCGCCATGAAGGCCGGGCTGTCCCGTATGCGTATCGCGCGTATCGAGAACATCGTGGACATCGAGTGGGACACCACGACCGGGAAAATCCGCGTAGGCGAGCAGTTAGGCGTCAACCCGCTGATCCTGAACGCGTGGTACTACTTTGAAATCGAGATCGATAAGACGGCCAATACCGTTAAGGTCTACGCGAATAACGAATTGCAGTTAACCGTCGCGCCATCGAGTGCGCCGACCACCACGTACACAATCGTTTGGGGCCAGACGGGTACCGCGCCAAATGCGGGCGAACAGACACTGGATGACTTCTACGTGATCGACGGGTCGGGTAGCCGTAACAACGCGCGCCTGACTCCGGTCGAAGTGACCAGCCGTATGCCAACGGCCGACGTTTCTACGCAGTGGGATGTTGTGAACGCCTCGTCGTCCACGCCGCACTATCAGATCGTGTCGCAGCTTTCCCCGGGTGGCGAGTCGAAGCCATACCTGCAATCGAACACCGCAGGGGCCACCGATATGTACCGTTCGAACGTGACGCTGCCGAACAATAACCAGATCTTCGCCGTGTCCGTCATCGCGTATGCACGCAAAGGCGACCTTGATGATCGTAAACTCGGGCTGGTGGTCAATACGGAAGGCGGAACGCCGACTGAAATTCAGGTGCCGCTTACCGAATCGTACAAGTATTATCAGGCATCGTTCGAGCAAGCGCCGGGCGGAAGTGACTGGAACCAGAACAACGTCGAATCTTTGCAATTCGGCATCATCACGCGATAAGGGAGGGACACACTATGCCTGTAGTATGGCACTGCGGTTTTAACGGCATCATCAATAACACGATGGGTCAGGGTCAATCCAACTTATTCATCAATACGAACATGACGTCTGGCGCGTCGTATGCGCTTGCCGCGGATAACCTGATTAACAATGTTTTTGGACGAGGGGGGAACGCCGACCAGAACGGAGGGGCGTTACCTTTGATCCAATACTACGGCCGAAAATGGTCGTCAACGGCGGGCTACGGTAACTCATATGTGTTTGGCCGCGTGAAACCATCGTATTTCGATAACTCCGTGCCATGTCTCAGTTCAGAAATGTCTCAACCGACTAACCCATCTGACTGGTACGGGGGGTGGAGTTTACGGGTGGATACGCTATTCCCCACGGACTATCAGACTGCAAGTTGGAGGATGGGATTTCGAATCGGGCGAGCACCCCACCCGACGTATAATATGGGATACGCTGTTTCGATTTGCCCGGCAGGCGTCAATGCGGCCGAATCGCTCGCGTTTTATAACATCGCGGTAGGCAGCGGTAGCATTCCCGAAAAATACGTGGAAGTTGAATGGCTCGCGGACACTAAGTCCCTGAACATCTTCATGGATGATGAACTCGTTTCGGCCAGAACGAATTACACTGCTGCATCAATGGCGTTCGGGATCATCCTCATGTGCGAGCATTATGTCGGGAGAAATCTTAGCCAAACGCCGTTCTTCGGTTTTGAGCTAAGGGATATGTATATCCAGCGTATCCTTTCCGAAGCAGACCAACGCCTCGGATCATCCACGAAGGTATATGCGTTCAATCCAGTGACTGACGACGCCGTCCAGTTCTCACGGCCGGATGCTTACGCGTCAAACGCCTCCGTGGTACAGACTCCGATCGGGGCAGGTGGGATCACTCCGGCCCCGTCACAAACGCCTGCAATCCTCGGGGCGGACGTGGTCGGCCAGCAAGACCTGTATAACATCGACATTTCCAAAGTCAGCACTCGCCTCGCATCGATCGAAGCCGTGAACGTCCGGACGATGGCCCGTAACCCATTATTAGGGAATCGCCAGTCCGCCGCGATCGCTAAATCCGGGGCGACCCAAACGCAAAGCGAACAAACGTCGAAACTCGAACAGGGAGGATTGTGGCGTTTCAATACGCTGCAAATGATTTCAGACCCTGCGGACGGTTCACGCTGGAACCTTACCAAACTGGCCGGGCTTAAAGTCGGTACCAAATTCGTCGCGTAAGGGGGCCATGTGGCTGATGAAGACGTAGGTATCAGCGCCGCCAAACT